ATATACCCACAGTCGTTTGTTGCAAGTGTTGATTCTGCAATACCCATAAAGTAATCTGGGTTAGCATTAATTTCACTTGGAACTGCTGGCTTCATTAAGATATGATCACCTTGAACACCAGCGAATTGTACCGCTTGTCCCTTAGTAATTGCTGACTGTGCTTTACCATACATGTATAAGTATTTTAAATCAGCTTTATTAACGGCAGGTACAGACCAAGTTCCATCACCACGAAGAAAAGTAGAACTACTTGGAGTCCCTGTTGCTACAATGCTTGAAACATTGACCTCAGGATAGTCTTGAACCCAAGCACTACCGTTCCACTTTTTTAGCTTCATATTGGCTCCTTAGCCTAATTAAAGCTGAAACCAAAGATTATCTGTAACTTGATAAGAAGCTGAAGGTTGAGTTGCACTTGCAACAAATGGTTGTGTCATTTTTAAACCAGTTGCTTCTTGCGTTAAACCAACACCTGCGCCTACACTGAATTGATAAGATGCTAAACTGATACCGTTACCTGCGGTATATGCTGTAGCTTCAATCGTAATTTCATCATTAGCTCTTGTTAAAGTAGTATTAGTACCTTGAACTAACGTAACATCATCTGTACCTGAACCAGATCCACCAGCAGTTAAACGAATAATCTTTTTACCAGTAGTACCATCTACAGCACTAATGCTATATGTAGTGTTAGTATCAACAACAGTTTCACTAGCGCTATCAATAATAGTAACGTGACCATATTCGTCTAATGTAATATTTTGAATATAAGTTCTACCAGTATTACTATTAACAGAAGCTTGTGAAGATGTATCAGCGTGTTTAATTGTAATAACATCACTTGTTTGAGAAATAGTTAAACCGTGTGTAGATCCTACAGCACCGACTGCAATCGTAACATCATCTGTTGCAGCAGCAGAATCAGTAAGTCTAATTTTTGTACTGTTAGCATCTCCATTAAGTGTAGAAATACCATAAGTAGTATTAAGATCAGTTGGAATAGCCCATGTAGCATCTGCTCTTAAGAACTTAGCTTGATCACCTGCTAAAGATGAAGGAACAAGACCAGGAGTACCTGCGGTTCCAGCAGCAGCAGCACCCATAATTTCATAAACGTTATTAATAACAGCAGCAGTAAATACACGTGGACTTGCTAAGGTACCAAGACCAGTTACACTTTCAATAACCCACCAATCTCCAACTTCAAGAACACCGGAAGAAGTATTAGCAGTTCCACTTGAACCACCATCTTGCGGTCTAAATTGTAACGTAGCATATTCTCCATCACCCGGTTCACCAGTACCAATAAGCGTTTCTTGTATTGCGGTTAAACCGCTAATAGTTCCGGCAGTATTAACAACATAGTATTTTCCTTTTAATCCACCTGCATTTAAATAAGTATGATATGCAGTAAGTAATGTACTGGCTAGTACACCTCTTGGAGTAGCAGAGTTTACATCTGCAGTTCTAGCACTTTCAAATGTTAAACCATCAAATACACTGTCAGGTAAATACGCAGGTTTAAGTTTAATGTTAGCACCAGCAATATCAAATAAAGTAGTAGGTGTAACAGCTGTTACATCAACAACTAAATCCGCTGCATTAGTCTTTGCACTTTGTGCCTGCCAAGCAGATCCCGTCCATTTTTTAATAATCATTTTTTATCTCCTTCTTCACCATTAAAGGCTTTAATTTTATTTTGTAACAACTCTTGTGTTCTTAAGTTGTTTCTCAAAAATAACTTACTTAATTCTACCATATCATCTGCGCCTTTGATATATTCATCAAAAAGTTTTGCTAAGTCATTAAACTTAGTTGATAGCTCTTCCATTTGTTTTGCTTTTATTTCTGATTCTTTTTTTATCGCTTCAACAACAAGCTTATGTTCTTGGTCATCTTTTATTTTTTGTTTATCACGATCAAATACTTGTTGTGTCAAAGTGTCACGTGTCTTAATTAAATCTTTAATTTGTTCTTGAAGTTGTTTAATTGATCCTTCTAACTCAACAACTTTTTGTTGTAAAGGATTAATACTTTCTTCTTGAACAAGTAAAAGCGCTGGTGCTTCTTCAGTAATTTTAGTTTCTTTTTTAGTTGCCATATTGTTTTCCTTTTTTAGTATAACATAAAATTATGTATTGAACCAAATATCTCCAGTTTTATTTTCACTTGGAGCAGTATCACTTGTTACAACTTTGTTAGCATCTATGTTTTTAAACTGTGACGTTGCACTTTCGTACCGTAAAAACTGTCCATCAGTAGGATTATTAACAGTGATACTACCTAAAATTTGTAGCAACTCGTTTAGTAATCCTGCGTCAATTGTTTCATACACACCAACAGTTTGACTTGAATAATTACCAAATAAAAAACGGTGAAGTTTTTCAAGATATTCAACGGTTACGTTAGTTTGTAGTTTAAGGGTGTTAACGACTTGATTCCATTCTTGGATCGTCAAACTATTAGCAGCTTGTTTAACTTGCTCTACAATCCCGTTACGAACTAATATAGGTTTTTTATCAATAAGTAAAGCCATTATTTATTCACCACTCCTAGTACATAACCTTTAGAAATTAAGTAAAGTTCTTTATATTTAAGATGAAATGCATCGAATATACTAGCAGCGGACATACTTCCAAACAATACGATCACAGTTTCGAAGTAAGCTGTAAATGCTACATCAATTGCATTTTCGATTACATACTTTAGCGTAAGTCCTAATGTAATCAATACAATAAACAATAATATCTTTGGGGTTGCTTTTACTAAACCTTTTAATAAACTAGGTTCCCATGAGCTAACCCACCGCGGCATATCTGACGCTAGTTTAATAATACCTAGCGTTCCTACAATAATTGTTGGCATGACAATCTTATTAGATACTGGTGCTTCAGTAAAACCTAACTTAACTGCAAAGTATATAAAAGGTAAAACATATCCTATTAAGAATCCAATCCAATAGTATCTGTTCTTTAACTTTGCATAGTTAGCTGTGGTACTCATTACTTTGCTCCTACGTATTTACTTAATAAATCTCCTGCGGCTTTGACAACGGTTTCAACCGTTTGAACAACTGCTTCTTGGTTCACAACTGGTTTAGGTAGTTCTGGTGTAACACCTGCAGTTCCTTCAGAAACCACGGGTTTAACTGCCAATAACTTTGTAAACTCTGCTTGTAAAGCTAGCTTATCTTCCATAGGAAGTTTAGAAGCAATAACAATATAAGATAACGCTTTAAACGTAGCAACGTTAACTTGTTCTAAATAATGATCTTTAGCTTCTAATGCTTGGTGTCGTGCTTCTAAAGCATTGTACTTTTGCGCAATATCTTTAACTAACTGACTAGAGTTAGTTGTTTGATTTGTGTTTTGCAAACGTAATGCATTAAATTGAAAAATAGATCTAACTTGCACAACAATAAAAGTAAGCAGCGTTCCTACGGTTACACCACCCGCGATCGACACGCCCCAGTACTCTTCTAAAAATTGAATAACTTGTTCCATAAATTATTCCTCCTTTCTTATCTTGTTACGTTACCTGCAGGATTACCTGTAGATACACGATTACTTGTTTCCGTCCATTGTGCTGCAGTCCATTTACTTGGATCTGCACCATATAACGTAGTCATTTGACGGATTGTTTGTTGATATGCATCGCCTGCATCAGATGCAGCCATTGCGCTAGCAACTTGACCACGTTGATTAGCCTGAGCTAAGAAGTCTGTGTATGCTTGATCTTGTGCAGTGTTCATACCGATTTGCGCTTGTAGTCTTTGATCATTTAACATCTGTGCGTTCTGGTTTAATGTATTAACATTCGTCATTAACATTTGCATATCTTGGTTAGCAATCTGTGATTCACTCATACCTGCTCTAAGTCTAGCCATACGTTCTCCACGTACTTGATCTGTAATTTGTTTTACGGTTTGTGCTTGTTGTAATGCTGCTTGTTGGAATCCTACATCAGCCATCGTAGCAGCTTGTTGTGCTTGGTTCATGTACGATTGTTCAAGACGGTTTAACATGTCAGCTCCACCAGTGCCAGGTGCTAATGAATATACATCTTGATAGTATTGATTAAACGCACCAAGTTGAGCTTCATCAACGTTTACACCGCCTGCAGGTGTAAGCCCGTCAGGACTTGTAATAGTACCTATATCTGCTCTTAAATTTTCTGTAAAAGTAGGTTTATTGAGTGTTTCGTAAATAATTGGTATTTCAAATTGGTTTAAAGAAATACTATTATTGGTTAAATATGTTTCAAAATCATCTTGAGTTTTTCCTGATAAATCTCCATTATTATCAATAAACCAACGTATGTAAGCTTGAACACCTTTTGCTTTAGCTTCATTACTAACTTGAATACTACTTGTGGTACCGATATTTAAAGTGCTCGTAGGAATGCTATATGTTGTGCCTTTATGAGTTATATTAAAAAAACCATCATCTTTAGTATCAGATGTGTCTAATCTTTGTTCAGCTTCACCACCAAACCAATTAAGTTTTAATTCAATCATACAATGTCTCCTTTCTCTTCTAATGCTACAATCATCGTTTTTAAACGGTTTGTTTCATCAATAAGTGTTTGTTTTAAAACACGTATTTCTTCTTCTAGTCTATAAAGATAGTCTTCAATGTCAGGTCGAATAGGCTTACTACCTAAGACTTGATATACATTATACGCTACTTTAGATTCATAGATATGTATAATCGTACCTTTATTATCTAAAAGTTCTACTTTAATATTTACTTCACCTGGTTGTATTTCATCTGTTATGTTAATAAATGGACTTGTAAAACGTAAATGATTGATATATAAAACAGGATTTAAATGTTTTGTATTTGCTTCCAATTCAAATTTAACTACAGTATGTTCCTTTAATTCGGGAACAAACATAGTATCAATTAATACTTTACCCTCTACAAGTTTTAAAATCATACTCTTCTCTCCTTATAAATAATACCAAAGTTTTGAAGTTTATATAAACCTTTTGATATAAATTGAAGTTTAAGTCTAAATACTTTACCTAACCCTAGTATGCTTGTACGGTGGGTAAGTAACTTGCTAGACGTGTATTCTGAAAAATCCATCAGCATGTTATTGTTTTCAAATAAGTTATTAGTTAAAGAATATTTAACAACATCTGTTGCAACTTCTGAAATTTGATTAACATCAACAAGTTCAATAAGATCTTTTTTATCTTCTTTTTTTACAGTTACATAGTAAGAAACATTGTTCGAGTCTATGACTTGTAACTGTTCATTATAAAAAGGTCTGGCAACAATTTCATCGATCATAGTTTCAAGATTAAATAACACATTACCTGCATTAAGGTTTTTAAACGTTACATGTAGATCCCGGAAACGTTTAAAAAGATGATTATTTAAATTCATGTTACCTGTATCTATTAAACAGTTAATACCTTCTTTTTTAAAGTTATTAGTAAACGACATATCAACGTAATTATCTCTAGTATTAACTTCAACATATGGTAATGTAAAATAAAGTTTATTGTTTTGTTCTGTAATAAATAAATCTCCGCTATCAATAAAACGTTTATCAAATATATTTGTAAAAGTTAAAGTATCATAAGCAGTATAACGATTGTTAATGACATCATAAATTAACATATAAGTAATAACCCCAGGCACGTAATAAATAATTTTAATGAAGTTAATCGAAACCAAAGCTTTGATTTTAATTTCATTTCTATTAACACGCATTGGACTTCCATACGATGCTAAACGTTCGTTAATATATACTTCGTAATTTTTAAGAATATCATTAGCGGCTTTATTAAAGTATTGAATACTGAATCGTGTTTGATCATCTATTTGACTACTTGGGCGTATCATAAATAACTGTCCGTCTTCAGAATAAAATAAAATCATTTGATTAAATATTTGTATAACATCAGTGTAGTCTGTATTAACAAGAAGATTATAAAGAACTGTTTGTTTAAGCCAAGCTGAACCTGTAACATTTTGTTCAATTTGATTTGTTGCTGTATTTAATTGTGTTGCAACTGTTTCTACACGGTACACTGCGTAAAGATGTTGTCTAGTAAATACAAGAATAATTTGTTTATATTGAAGTACTTTAACAATCTCTTCTCCAAATTCAACACGATTACGTTCTTTGAACCAATAAAATTTACCTTCTTCTGAAATGTATAATACATTTTCATACCAAGTAAGTAATCGGCTATCTTCAAAAACAGTCATTGTGTTACTTGTTTGTATTTGAAGTGCTTCTTTTTCTTTAAATTTTTCAATAAAAGTTACTTGGTCTTTGTCGTATGTATAAACTAAATTAAACGTTTGTGTAAAACTTGTTGCACCCCAAACAGCTTTTAATGTTTCAAGTTCTTCAAAGTTTTTAGATGTGCCTTCGCTATTTAAAAATTCAGAATCATTGTAAGGCTTCATGTAAAAAATACCTGTAACACCTTTATCAAAAAATCCTTCATCTTCTAAAGCTAATATTTGATTTGTATAAGGTGTAAAAGTTCCTACAGTAGCTGAAGTATTATACCAACGATACGTCGTATTTGTACGTGTATCATTATAAACTGTATAATTATTAAGCGCACTGTATGGTTCAGCATTTAAATTAATAACAACATTATTAAATGTTAAATTACTAGTACCTGAAGCTGTTGCAGGTAAACTCATGATTAAAGTATTTGAATCCGTTATTGATGTAATAGTTGTTCCATTTGTAATTCCTGTTCCAGTAATGCTCATGCCTACGTATAAACTAGTTGTTGAACCTGTAATTGTTATACTATTATTTGTTCTTGTAAACGATCTCGTTACATTAGTTAAACTTCCATTTGTTGCTATACCTAAGTCTACCCAATTATTACCTAAGCCATTGTAAACACCATAGTCACTTTGTTCATAAACTTTATTATCTTGTCTAGAATGTACACGTGTTAAGTATGGAGCGTAAGTATTAACTCCTGGTGTGGTAAGATCTATTCTTATTGGCATAGCACCAAACTGATGTGCACTCTGAAAGTTAATCACAGGTAAACTATAATTACCTAATTCTGATATATTAGCTTCAAGACTTGTTTGATTATTTATTTTTTTAAAAAAGAAAAAGTCACTATTAATATTCACATTGTTTTTAGTCAGATAATCTGCAAAAGAACTATTACCACTCCAATAATTTAAAGAAGCAAAAAACCAACGTGTTGTTATTTTTTCTGTAGTAGGGTTACTTACAGATGTTAAAGAACCTATAGTAGCCGTAGCATTATTCCATTGATAATAAACATCACGTCGATCATCAAAATAATACGCACCTTTAACAAAAAATGTACTATTAGGAACATCACCTGTTGTACTGACTTGAGTATAGGTCATACTTGTTGTTCCAGAAGTTTGTTTATAAACATAACCATGTTGTGCTATAGATGTATTAATAACTTGAACAAACGTATTTACAGGTACTTTTAAATTACTATTTTCTCCATCAGTTGGAAACTGATTAAAATAATAAGGAGTTCTTGTATCAAACGAACTGTTACTATTAAAAGTATTCACTTCTGCTGTAGTAGTTAAAGTATCTTTTGTCGCAAAAGGTAATAGTTTAAAAGTTATATTATAGTTACTTTTAAAAATATTATTAGTTTCAATAAACTCAATAAGTTTATCACCATTTAAAAACATGTCATAGTTAGTATCTTCTACGGCAGCATTAATAGAAAAAGAACGTGTATTAACAGTACTGTTATCTTCTAAACTAGATTCAAACTCTTCAAACTCTCCTTTAGTAGCGCTTGAAGTTAAATTATAAACATGAAACACTGCGTTTGCGGATATTAATCTAATCGCATCTCGTAAACTTTTTAAATTATTAATTTTATCAATTCTACTTTTCCAATTGCTATATGTTGTTCTAAACGTATCGATTGTAAAATTAGACAATTCAAATGCTGTAGCACTGTTAGTAGCTTTTGCAGGAAAGCTTTGATCTAACGTTGCATCAATTTGCACTGTATCGCTGCTAGTTGTTGTAATTGTAGTAGCTTTAGGTACAATAAAAATTACAAAACGAGAACCTTGATAATGATTTAAATTAGGATCTTCGTTTCCTAAACTAATTGAAGTTCTAGAGGTATTAAAAATTTTTACTGGAGTTGAACTAACACCGTCATAAGACATCCATGGTGACGAAAAAACTACTTCTTTTGTTTTGTCTGTAACTTCTGTAGAAGTATTAAAAAATTCTACTTTATACGCCCACTTATTATTATTCAAAATAAAAGTTAAACTTGTAGTTCCTGACGCTGTAGCTGCCAGGCTAATAGTAATAGAAGTAGTACCAACATTAGTTACAGTTGTGTTAGCAGGTATTCCAGTTCCAATTACTTGTTGTCCTGTCTTAATATCTTCTACATTAATATTTGTAATAATAGTACTTCCTGATGTTCTTGTACCTGTTCTAAATACTTGAAACTCATTATTTAATTGTATAGCCGCAGGGTTTAATGAAAAGTACGGTTTAATTGTATAGTCTTTTCCGCGTTCAATAAAATTATTAACATATTGATTTGCTGCGTCGTATACATAAACAAAGTTACCAAGTGTAGTAATACTTCCTGAAGGTACTGGGTTTACACTATTAGGATTAATTGATTCTGGTTCTGTATAAAGATTTTGAAATACCGTAGGTATAATTGATTTAGATACAGCAAGATTCCGTTCAGTAGGAGCAAGTGTTGGATGCTCGAACATATAAGGAAGACCTTCAATAACAAGTGTATCTGCTGCATTTCCACCTGTCTCAAATTGTCTATATCTAAGCTGCATTATAAAATTAAAAGATGGTTCTTGTTCATCTCCTGTATCTAATGTAACTTTTACTAAAGCACGGCTAATACCGTCCTCATCATATATATGTTCTATTTTTGTATCAGGAATTGCTTTAATGTATTTAATATACTCTGTAATTGTTCCACTTAATTTTTGTGCTGCTGTACCTACAATACTGTTATACCAATTTCTTACATAACTTACATTTGGAATAAGTACTTGTGTAAATAATAGATCCCAATCTTTATTAGCAATTATAGATTTAATAGGTAAGTAATATTCTGGAACATTGTACCCAGATATATCGGCTATGTATGCTACATTTGCAGTAATATCAAACAATATATAATCACCTATATTGTTATCTTTATATATAATTGTGTTATTGCTCAATGAAATATGATTAACATTTTTTAACACTGTTGTTAAAAAACCTTCACGTGGTTTAACCGACTGTCCTGTATCAGAGACATCAAAGTTAACCATGTGTTTAAACAATCCTTCGTTTAAAGGATCGGTAGTTGCAACAATACCTAGATATCTAGTATTGTCGTAATATGATTTTTCAGGAAATCCCTGTACTGCTTTTCTAGCCATTATAACCCCATAAAATTTCTACATTGTAACTTGTTAAAGGATCGTTTGTATTAATACTATTAGCATACCAACCATTAACCCAACCTACTGGTTTATTAATTTCTAACACACGTGTTTTAATGATCAGTCGTTTACCTAGTACTGCTGGAAAAGCACCGGCTTCAATAGTAGTAACACTGTCTGGTATTACGATTTCAAATAAAGAAGGTGTAGCAGCAAATGCGTTTGCACGAATTGTAGTTAAACCTTGATTGAGTAAGATAGTATGTCCTTTAAAGCCATTAAATGCATTAGACTGCAGTTCTAAAATACTCTTAGGTAAATAAATACCTTGTGTTAACAAATCTGGTGTAGGTGGCGTAGGTGTCGTAATAAAATTACTTTTAATTGTTTTAGCAATGATACTACCAATTTTTTCTGGAATAATTAAATTAATAAGTTTAGGTCTTGCATTTGTATTAATAGAAACTAAACCTAAACTTGTAATATCCAAAGTATTAACAGAAGTCCAAAAAGCATATAAATTAAGATCAGCACGCATAGGTACTTTTATTCCACCAGTTACTCCAAGCTGTGCTACTGTATAACCATTTGATGCTGTAACACCTGCGGCACGATGCTCTCTAGTCCAACCAGCAAACGTATATATAAACTGTCCATCTAAAGAAGCAAACTCATTAAATCCTGCAAGAGGATATTTAATTGTAGCAACTTCATCATATAAATATACTTTACTGTCAATTGTAAAAGAATTACCTGCAGGTACATAAAGATTGTTGTTGTCTGGATAATAATTAATTCTGAATCTAAACGTAGGAATATTTAAGTTACGTTCATTGTGTTGAATAATACCTTGTGCCGTATCTAAACCAAAGAATACGCCTTGATCTGGGTTTTGTCTGAATTCAACAGGAACACTGTTAAACTCTTTTTGAAACATATCAAATAAACCTTCTTGCATTTCAAGTAAGTATTTATTATAAATGGTTGTAAATTCTTCATCACGTGCTAGTATTTCTGCTGCAATGTAGGGGATAATTACACTATGAAAGTATTCTTCTTTGATGATTTCATACTCTGCAATTGTTTGTTCATCACCATTTTCATCTATTTCTATTTGAGGAATACTATAAGTATCAGTAGGCGTTTTTAAATACAGTGTAAGTTTAGGATACTTTGTACCCAAAAAACTATTGATCTTTGTAATAGCTTTGTCAGCATCGTACTTAATATCAAACCAAGTAAGGTTATACCTTAAGGTTAACTGATTAAGACGGTCAATTAGTTCTTGTTGTGTTAGCATTTCAAAAGGTCCTCACAGTTTGATTATAACACAAAAGATTTTAAACAATAGTCCAATTAGTAAAAACACACCCGAAGGTGTGTTCTTATTTTACTTTTTACGTTCAGCTGCTTGAGATAACAAATCTGACAACGACGGTCCGCTATTATTAATAGGTTTAGGTTGTGCTGGTTGTGCTGGGTTTGCAACTGGTACTTTAGCTTGACGAGCACGTTCTTCTTCCCATTTAGTTTTAGCTTGTGTAACAGCAGTATCAATTTGTTGTTTTAACAACTTATCACGGTAAACAAGAATGTAGAGATCTTGTAAGTCTCCACCCTGTGCTAACCATTGGTATGGATTTTTCTTTACAGACATTGCGTCTTTAAAGAAGTTGTTAACTTCAGAACCTTTAATATTCATATTTTGTTGAAGATTAGTAAGGGCACGATCCATTGAAATTTGAAGTCTTTGCTTTTGAATTTCAACCTTTTCTCTATCAATACGTTCAATTTCAGCTTGAACTTCAGGGGTAATTCCTTTGGCTTCTGCTTTAATTTTAGTATCAGATTGATCCATTGCTTTAGTTAAAGCATCATAATCGATCTTACCTTCCTTCATGAATTCTTTAAGTTTAAATTCATAAGTTCCAGTAGTATACCGTTGTACAAGCGCTTCAATCTTTTCTTTACTAGCTTTTTCAGTAGCATACTTATCCCGAATTTCTTTCATCGGGTTTATTTTGCCGTCTTTCTTTTCTTCTGGTTTAATATCTGCTGGTTTAACCTCAGCCGATTTAACTTCAGTTGTAGCGGGTGCTGATGTTTCAGTTGCTGGTTTTGCAGGTGTTGGTTCAGCTAACTTTGCTTGTACCAATTGATCAGCTGCTTTATCAGTAGCAGTAGCAGTAGCTGCTTCAACTTTAGGTTGTTCAGTTGTCGTCGTATTGTTGACAACTGGAGCATCAGCAGTTGCTGGAGCTGGGGTTGGAGCTGCTGCAGTTGGTTTATTACCTGCAGCTTGACTTAACACGTCATTTAAACTAATTTTGTCTGCCATTATTGTTTACCTCCTTCAGGTTTTTTTGGCTCTTGAGCATTGAGGGTTTCCACAATGTTTTCAATAAACTTAGCGACTTGATCATATGGTAGTCTGGCTAGTGAGTTTAAAATGACTTTAACTTCTTCGACTGTGAATTCAAATTTGTACTTCATGTTTATTTTTCTCCTTTAAACATTTTTAATAAATCGATGTATATTTTGGCTTCAATAATAGACTTGTCTATTTTATCTTGCATAAACTTTTCAACTTCTTTGTCAGATGCTAGTACTTGGTTATCTTTGATAATGTTTTGAATATCTCGAATAGTTGCAAGGTTTACATCAAGACTTTGATCAACTATAGCAGTGGGTTTTGGAATGTGTATATCAGGGACTTTTTTACCTAAAGATACTTTTGAAACATACGACGCTGATACACCATACTTTTTAGCAACATCTTTGTTTAGCATTCCTAATCCTACGTCGGCTAGAATTTGCATATCAATTTCTGCACTAATTCGTTTTGGCATTTTGCACCTCCTTTAACTCTTTAGGTATATCTTTCTTTAAGTCCGCTAAGTAAAGGAGTCCAATTGCACGTCGACTAATCAAGTTATTAACAAGTTGCGTATCCATAAATACATTACTGTAATCAATTGACAATGGTATTTGTAAGATAAGCGGTGCAATCTTAGATATCGCATTGACAACAATCCAGAAGGGATCTTGTTGATAAGAAGATACGGCAGTTACTGTAAATAAAACTGCGAATAAGAATGTATTAATAAGTGCCCATAAAACTTTACTACCTGCATCTTTAGCAATACGTTTTTCGTTACTATTAATTAATGAGTAACTGTCAACACTTAATCCAGAATTATCACTGCCATTGTAAACAAACATTGGACTAATGTACTTAAAGTGTTTAACGTGTCCATCCACAACATATTCTTTAATGTATGAATCATCTAACAATTGTAGTAGACGTTCTTTCTTTTTAATATAACGACGTTCTTTCCAGGAAAGTTTACCGATTATTTTAAGTGATGATGCAGCGTCTTCAGGTTTATTACGTAATGTTTCAAAGTATGTTTTAAGTTTTTTACGAACTTCATAAGTTGTTTTTTGTTCTAACTTATCAATATTATACTTAACATTAGTTTTATGTTGTTGGATTTTACGATGGTAGTTAAACACATCATGTATCCATGGTTCAAATGTAACAGGGTCTAAATGTTTTTCAGTCATATCTTCGACTTGGTTTGACAAATCAACATAACGTTTGTATTTATCTTTAGCTAAAACAATTAAGTAGTTGAATAAACTATAAAACAAAATAATAGCAGAACCAATTGAAATAGTCGTAGACACGTACCAAAATGGATATTCAAAAAAGAATTGTGTATACACTTGTACTTTAAAATTGTCTGGTATTTCTACTTCAAACGGGTTTGTACCCGGATTATCAATAACGTACGTCGTTATATATAGATTTATATTTTGTTGAGAGAACCATGTTAAACGATAGTTTACGTTTTCTGCTTTCATGATTTCATACTCACCATACGTACGATCAACAGCGCTAACTGTGTATTGCGCTTGTCCTTCGATAACCGGCAACACACCGTTAATACCAAGTACAATCAACAAAGACAAAAGTAAAAATATAACACTTCGTGACTTTTTGTTTGTCACAATCTGCGATGCTTTTTCCACCGCTTGTTCTACTTTTGATTGTCTTACTTCTGCCATATTAAATATCCGTTAATGTAAAAGTTGCTTTTTTAACAAGATCGTATTGATCATCACGTTCTTTAACTTCTGTATAAGTAGCAGTGATTGGCTCACGTACATCCGCTAACCAAACTGTTAAAGCAAAAGCTTCAGGTGTTTGTAGAGTAGCAGGAATGGTAAGTTTGCCAAATGCAACAACTGAACGAACATCAACAGCTACATCTTTTAATTCTACGAATCTAATCTGTTCCATATTTATTTTCCTCCTTAAATGTGGATGACGTATTCTATTTGTGTATCTTTACTTTTAAGTACTTTAGCTTTAATAAATTTAGCTAATGTTTGCATGCGTTTATTTTCTAAATGTACAATAAAGTGTATTGGTCTTATATACATTTTTAACTGGATAATCATTTCAAGTAACACAGGTAATGATCCTAAACGATGCTTTGGATCTACATACATTTCTGTAATAAATAATTCATTATCATTATTTAAATCGAAGCTAGTAAATCCAATTGTTTTTCCTTCGTCATTAAGAAGCATCACGCACTCACCTTTAATAACTTTATAATGTAAGTTAGTTAGTTTTACAAAAAAGTGTTGATTATCAAAGAATAATAATTTTTTATCTTCTTCAGACATTTGACCAAACATTTCAATAACTTTATATAAGTCAGGGTGGCTGCTGTAATGTATCATCCGATGTTAGGATCCCATCCACCGTCATCATCCTCATAAGGATTTTCAGGTTCTTGTGTTACTTCTTCATAATCAACGTCTCCATCAAAATCAACGTAGTTGTCTGTATTAGTAGGCGTATCAACAACTATATTTTTTTCTTTAGAAGTTACTACAATTTTGTTGGCTTTACAATTTGTACATAAGAAGATATCAATAATTTTATTTAAACCTTCTATTTTACTTAACAACAAACTAAATCTAGTACCTTCGCATTTATCACATCTTAGCGGTTTTGACATCTTTACCTGGGTCCTCCTCTTTGACTTCTTTGGCTAAGTCTTCAATAAAGCGCTTGTGATCAGCAGCTTCATCAGGTTTCATTTCAGTAACAAGCGTTTGTTGATGTTTAATAGCCTCGCTAATAAATTCAATATCAGGAAATAAATCTTTTAAAGTGTTATTAAACACATCTGAGATTGCTTGATAAATGGCTTTACGGGTAACATATAATGCGTTATCGTTTTTTTCATCTTTAAAAATATAAGCTTTGGCCTCGACTTCAGCTTTAGTTGCTGGACGTAATACAGGTAAGTCTGCTAGAATTGCAGTCAAACCAACTTTGACACTACTAAGCATAACGTTTAAATATGGTTTAATATCAGTCATCACACCACGTTTTTGTTTAGGAACAATACGTGCTTCTAGCTCACCTTTAATCATATCTGCAGCGAATGAGATTTTAATTACGTCAGTCTTTTTTGGCATAAAGCCTCCTTGGTTTTCTTAAGTATATCATACCATATAAAAAACACAAGATGTGTATATCTTGTGTTCTTTGTGTAAACTTTTACAATTGTCTACTTAAACCCTTGTCCCATACCAGGATCTTGTTGAATCGCATTCTTTTCTTCGATTAAGATAGTAATTGCTTGTTGGGCTGCTTGTTCTTCAGATAATCCTTGTGATAGTAATCGGCTGAATATAGAAGCAAAGTTGGTAAGATCAGCTACTAAAGTTTCTGCTGTACTATCTTGTTGTTCTTTTTCAAGACGTTGTAAGAATAAGTCTTTTTGTGGGAAGTCTGAGTACTTGACTAAATCTTGTGGAGTAATGATTTGTGGTTTAATTTGATACTGTGCTTGCATCTCATAGAGTGCTTTAGCTGAATCAAACAAGTTGGCTTGGTTCATTGGAAGCAGTGTCGATGCTGCAATATTGTAGTCAAATTTCATACCTCGTGCTCTTAACTCATTAAATTTAATTGTACTTTGATCAATAACACGGTTAGTGCCTGTAGCTGATAGTTTAGGTACAATATAAGATTTTTCACCACCATAAGCAAAGTAATATTCAAGTACTAATTTAGTTAAGTCTTCACAAAATTCTTCAAGTAATGTAATACGGCTGTTATCGGTTAACATGGTTACACGTGCTTGAAATGCTTGAGTTGCGCCAGTTGTTTGAATACTATTTGTCATACGACCTTTATAGTATGGGTCAACACCTGTAACTTGAAAGATTGAATTTTCTAAACGTTGTTTAATATTACCTAAGTCAGGAATGACTGGAACGTCAACATAGTAAACTAAGTTACGTGGATCGCCTTTGGTTTCAAAAGAAGCTCCAGGAGTGCCACCGTAGTCAGCAAAGGAACGCATATTAATACGTCCATCTGTATTAACAAATCGTACCCGATTAAGTACACGATAAGGTTGGGTTGCTTCCATAGAGTCTAGCATGTTAAGAGCAATAACAGTGTTAAGAACTTTATTTAATTTTGAATTTCCGTAAGGATTTGCATCTGGGCGTTGAGGACTATAACAAACAATAGGAAAACGTTTAAGTGGAATGTTTAAGTTTTCGTAGATAATCGTATCTTCGTTAAGTATAAAGATTTGATCGATTGTTCCTTTTTCATTACGAATAAAACATTCAATAAGAGAAACTACTTTATTGTCAGTAACTACTTGATTTGCATCTACATTAGCATTAGGAATTTTTTGATTAAGAGGATCTTTCGGAATACCATAAGATCCATAACCACCTAATTTGTTTTGAGCAGTTTTGTCTGTAATCGCACCTTTATTTCTTTTAATAAACTCTTCAACAGGTTCTTTAAAATTAGGATTAGTTACAAGGGTATAAACATTAACAGCTCTTTCAATAAAAATAGCTTCACCATTTTTATATGAATCCACACTTGGGTCAAAATAAAGTTCATCAGGAGACAATGCTTTAAGTTTAATATGATTATCAGTGGCATCCCAATCTACACGCATTGCTCCTAAATTATATAACTCTGCGTTTTCACCAACATGTAAAAATTTATTTTTCATTCCCCAACGATTCCAGTTGTACGAAATGAATGCATTAAGATCTTGTACAGTTTTTTCATCCTTAGCAAACCGTGGAGTAATAGTGCCGATAAAAGCACCACTATAAATAGAGTTCATATACCCTTGAACAACATATTCTAAATAATTCCAGTCAGGTGTAATAGAATATTCTTTTAAATTCTTTTTAAATAAAGTCCAAAATTCACCTTTATATAAAGAACGAATAAGCCGCCACTCGCTTAAAATGCCTTGTTTATAAGCACGATACTCATCAAACATTTGTTTAATACGAAAAACATCATAAGTAAAATTTTTTGTCATTAATTCTTACCGTCCTTTACTTCAACACCTGTCATAATTTCCTGAAGTGTTTTGTCTAAAGCATCTTTTGTTTTTTGTGTACTAGCAATAATTGCGTCTTCAATTTGTTTTAAACGAATACGTTCTTTTTTCTCTAATTCTTTTTTTTGTTGTTCACTTAATTCTTCTTGTGCTTCTTCTGGATTATCAGCTAATGTATTGTGTTGAGCAGCTTCAATAATAGCTTGAACAGGTCCGCTGATGTCTCCAACGTTATCTGCTTCTTTATTTCGGGATCCACGCACTGAGCGGTTTGTGGAAATCTTCTTCGTCGGTTTTTTCAGAATCTTCATCAAAAACACTGCTTGCAGTGATAACGCTGCTGCTACCAGTATAAGTGATATTGCTATTAAAGCCATCAGAATTTCCATTGTTTGTGTTCTCCTTTAATGGGTCGTAATAAGTCGAGGTCTTTTTAATTATAGCATTCTTTTGTTTATCATGGATGAAACTTTTGCCACTTGGTAAAAATACATTAAGCCTTAGTTCTTGTAAATTATGTGGAAGTTCTACTACAATAAACTCTAAAGCTGTGATCCCGTGGTCTCGTCCGTCTTCTGGTTTACCTGTAGGTGCTCCACTTTTATCTAATAAGAACTTATAGTTTAAAGCTTCGTCAATTAAAAACTCACAAGTAGAATACACTTCAACTTGATTGTGATTAAGTAATGAGTTCATTTTAATAATACGCGCATCGTGGCTTGCAAAGGATGGTTCAAAGTATAAACCTTCATCTTCAAACATACTGCCAATAGTAACCAAGTTACTTTCACGTTTACTATAACTGCGTCCGTCAAACTTAGGCATCATAAGCAGTCCATCTAAATCTGTACCATTAAGCTTTGTTTCTTTACGATACTCTTTAGCAATGGTTTTAATGTCAGAGTTATTAATACGTAACTCATCATAAACGTATAACTTCTTTGTTTCAGTAGAAAATGCTCCATAAACAATGTGTGTTGGATCATTAATCCCATAGTCTACACCAATAAGATAGTACAAAACTCTACGACCAGATTCATCAAAAGCTCTTGGTAATGGGTGTGGTGGTACAATGCAAACACCAAAGTTTGGAAATACTAAGTTACTTGAGAAGTTAAACGAACCTTTATAGAACTGTTGAATATATGCTTGCGACTTACCACGTGTTTGTTCTTCTTCGTATGTTGCTGGTAGAAATGGGTTAGCACTTGTAGAAATAATCTGTGTATACTTTTGTGGATCACGTTCTTTATTAAACTTATAACCCTCGTTATACGCGTCTCCATAAAACTCTACTGTCGCAGAATCTAAAAGAAACTTTGATTTAACCCAACCAGAATCTGGGTTTGTTTCTAGATTAATGTGACGTGCGTCAACGCGATACTTGGGTTTATATACTTGTTGATTAGGATCCCATTGCATTTTAGGTTGTCCATTTTCGTCAACTTCAGGAATCATTGCGGCTGTATTACGAATACGAGATTGCAACATCGTAAACCCTGCGAACTGTACATCCGATGATTCAACAATCACAGCCATTGTTAAGTTAATCGATTTAAGTTTTGTTTCGTCATCAAATGAGCGGAATAAAATTTCTGAACCGTTGGTTAATTGAAGTTCATGTTTCTGATCGTTTTTACGTCTCACCAATTTTTCAGGAAATATACTGTAGAATTCTTTAACAAAGGTTGCTTCAAGAGCTGGGTATGTACGTGCTGTTACAGCAACACGTGCGTTTTGAATTAACATAATATGTTTGATGACATCTTCAATGTTAGCTCTAGATTTACCCGAACCGTAACCACCTGCTGTCATTTTATAACGCTCACGTCTACGCAAGAACATTGCTTGGTATGCTGTAGGTTTAAATGTATTAATTAATGTTCCACACTGAGGGCATTCCTTAAACGTTAAACTTTCACTGCCGTTAATTGCTTTAGCTGGCACTAAAGGTTTATTACAGCGTGGGCAGTGATGTAAACTATCCACACGAATAACTTGTGGCTTTGCTTCTTCAAGAGAAGGTACAAGTGCAGGCTGAACAATATCAAACACTTCTCCAGTATCTTGATCAACAAATCGTTGCGTATCAATGATTGACTTTGGCATATTATAATCCTGGCTTTTTATTTTCTGGTACGTTAGGTAAAAACTCAGCTTCTTCTGCAGTTAACGGAGTTTGAATATAAATATATTGGACAGGAGTTGCAAAACTAGGACGATGATCATCACGATACTTAATCGCTGCGTTTAGTTTAGTTGCATCAGCCATCCCAACATGTACACCATCTTTCATGTACTTGTTGACGATAATACCAGCTTGGGTATAAATAACACGATCAATATAATCTTGAACACGACTGTCAGCTAAAAACATTTGCCAGTCATGATACGTTGTGTTTTGTCCAATAACCCCAGCAAGTTCGTGTGGATTAGAAACAAAAAGTTTGTCATACGCCATCGGTACGCTTTCTGCAAAGTTCCATAAATTAACTAGATGTAATAACTTAACTTCTGTTTTTGTAAATTGTTCTAATGCAATCATAACTTACCTTTCAAGTGGGGCAGGTTCACAGGTACTCCCCTACGATTTGATTCCAAAATTAAAGGAACCTTTTGTTTATAGTATACACCTTTTGATTCTCCAGTTCGATAGAGTGTAAATTGTTCGATAGGATAAAATCTTGTAAGATTAATAACTTCTTTACGTGCTTCTGCTAATGTTTGGAAAGACCATTCGTATTTTTTAACACCATGTTCTCTAATTAAAACAGCACCACTTAAAGTGCCGGCTTTGTAGTTTTCTCCAACAATGCCTTTGAAATTATTAAGACCTTTGTATGTTTCAAGTTCTTCTATGTTTTTTAAATTTGAAAACACATGTCTAAATGTAGAGCGTAAATAAACAAGTGTATATTTTTTAAATTCATTTATAAGCCAGTTATATCCTAAGGTTGTTAAATACATATTTTTATCTTTATAGTCTTCAATGTTTGTAATATCAAAAACAAAAGGCAACTTAGCGTATAGTGAATATAGTTTTAACACTACGCCTAAATTGCCTGGTCGTAAAGGATAATTTCTAAATTTATCAACAGTTAAGATACCAACGGTCATACATTGGTACAAATATTGATATACTAAATAATTCATTACATGTTTAACATTGCTTCGTCTAACGCAGTTTCTTGTGCATCTTCTTCAGCATTGTCTTCTGCAATAGGTTCAATCATTGGTTCTTCTGTTGGCGTTCCACCAGAAATAGTCATTGTAGTATCATTTAATTGATCTACGGTCATGCCCATAGAATAAACCATATTTAAGACTTCAATAAGTTGCATCTTATCTAACTGGCCTACTTCTACAGATAACATACCTTGGTCAGCCATTTCTTCATAGCCAACGTTCATACCTTGTAGAGCATTAATAATTTCTTCAAACATTTTATTTACCTCCTTTTTCAATCATGTTATGTAGGATTGTACGATAGGGTTCTGCCACCATTTCCATATCCTGCATATGGATATCATAGTGACCATTTTTAATTAACTCAGCGTGATACATAAACTTACCGAACGCATCGTCATACTCAGGGATATACTTACGTGCAAACAATTCAATTTCTAATCCTAAGGTTTCATTTGGTTTTGAGTTAGTAGTTTCTTGTTCAGGATATGGTAGTTCCATTTCCATTTCGATTTCAATCGGAGCTTCCATTTCTACGCCCATCGTTTCAGGATAGACATACAAATATTGTTCATCGACAGAGTATTGAACTTGTTTATCTTCAAGGTGATCCATCATTGATAACATTAACATTTGATCAACGTCAGATAAATCAACCACAATTTTTTCTGGCCATTGTTCATACATGACGTTCATATCATCTAACATCATCATGAATTCGTTACAGTTACTATCATAGTGCATAGATCATCCTCCTCACTTTTTTAGTATATCACAACTTTTCTTTAAGCAAATTAAATTCTACATCTACAAGTATACTACCAATACGAATAAACTTTTCACACATATCTTTAACATGTTGTAAATCTTCATCATTGTTAACTAAGAAGTAGCGATGTGGATTAGATGCTCGCAGATATTCTTCCCACCATCTTTGAAGTGGTGTAAGGTCGTAATAACTTGTACCTTTAAACTCAACGTAGATTGTACCGCCACCTTTAGGTAATTGTAAAAACCTGTCAGGAAAACCTTTAGAAGTCATGACAGGTCCTTTGATAGCGACAATCTGTTTAGACTGACACCACTTTACAAAATCAGTTTCAAGTCGTTTCTCTACTGTGCTCACTACTCAATGATACCATTTTTTCGAAGTGTATCAATAGTACTTTTGTACAAATCACGTTGTTCTTCTAAATGCAAGTTGTCTGTTTTAAGATCTCGGATTTGTTTACTAGCGTTGTTTAGTACAGCAAACATCATCAGGAATAAGTCACGTGTGATGACATGTGCGCGTTCACCTGCGCTATTAATAAATTGATTTCCGTAGTTTGCACGAGTACCTTTTTCTACAATACAGTACCGACGCTTGTTACTGTTGGCGACTGAAGTCTCACACTCCATTAGTTGGAATGTCGTCGCATCAAGGGTAACTTTTTCAGAACCAGGCTTAGAAACTACCATCCCTACGATGGCGGTTCCAATTGGAGTCTTCGCTTGTTCAGGATTAATTGCAGCGTTATCTAAAGTTGCATTACGCTTTTCTTCAGTTACTTGTTTGATCCTTGCGTTAATATCATTAAACGGCATATTAGTTTTTCTCCTTGTTCTTTACATCTTCGATTGATTTTTTAATTTCATACTTTTCGTACTTATCTTGTGTGTCATCAACAAGCTCTCTTACATAAACTGCTCCAACTACAATGAGCACTAGGAACACACTAAATAAAATTAACGGCCATTGCATTACAATTTCTTCCCGTGTTTATATGGACGCTTGATGTTGTAGTTATGTTTTTCGATGACAGCTTTTTCCATATCGATACCAAAGTATTCGCAAAGATCTAAGACACGGATGATAACATCAGCAAGTTCTGCAGGGACACCTTCAGGCTTACCATCTTCTTGGTAGTAGGCGTAAGTCGGCGCATAACCTTTACGAATTTCTTCTAAAGCTTCTGACAGTTCGCTGTGTACAAGCGCGATTAATTCGGGCATCTCTCTACGTTTTTCCCACCAGCCATGTTCTTTCGCATTGTGGTGAATCATTTCTTGTAATTGTTTAAGGTTCATATTTAGTCCTCTTTCTTTTCTACGTAACAGACTTCATAGCCCATTAACGTGTTTTTAGTTTTTACAAACTTGTTGTTAAGCGCAAGTGAGACCATTGGTCTTGACACTGCTATGTAAACGGCAACTTCTTCTTGTGTATGGAAGATTTTCCACATATCATCATCTAGCTTACGTACACCGATTAAACCACGACGATGTTGACGCTTACTCATTATCAACCTCCACAAGTTGATGTTCTTCGAATGTCCAACCTTCAGGTACAACAGGTAAGCTAACTAAGTAAATGTTGCCATCCAATACTTGCACAACTTTACCGATCATACCCATCCCGATATTTTTATGAATATCTTTAAGGTAGATTCTTTTGACTGCGACTTTAGTATTAACTTTAAATGCCATGTTACTTCTCCTTGTATTTAGCTTGTAGCTCAATATCATTTGGGTAGTCTCGTTGAAGCTCGCTAAGAATAAACAATAGGTTCTCAATTAAGAGTTCACCTAACTTAGTGTGTGTCATAACCACTAATTCAAAGTCTCCGCGTTTGAGATTGAAACGTACGCTTTCCTGTACGCTTAGTTTTTCAAACGCATTAACTGTCATGGTTACCGCAGTCGATACTGCAGCACACACTAAGTTTTGGTTAAACGCGTGATCATTAATAACCACACGTGTGTAACCTTGCTTATTCTTTTCGACGACGCTTTTGATCAAGGTCTTTCTCCTTCTTTAATTGTAACTCAACTTCTAGGTACCCAAGTTTATGTTCGAGCTGTTGACGAATCTTTGGGTTTGATTCCATCTTGATGGTGATTTTTAAAAACCGAATTGCTGCTTCTGGTGTTTCGAATGTTCTGCCTAATACTTTGATCATAAGTCTCCTTTTGTTACCGCTGGATACACTCGGATTAAATCCTTAAGGGTTCCAGGTCGGTTTGCGTAGATACGTTTATGTAACAACTCTTTTGTCAATAGATATGTCGGATTGGTTTCATTGAAGATCACATAGTAGTAGAACTCTGTACCATGTCGACATATATACTTATCATAATACAAATATTGACCTGCGATTTGGAAGAATTCTTTTATTGGTAATCGGCCATCGGTTTCGAACACATTATGTTTGTAGATCTGATAGAGTGTTGTTGCTTTGATTAACACGGCTTTGTCTCGCATCTTGTTTAGCTCTTCGACGTTGTGCTCGATCTTGTGGCAATCTGGATTGATGAACTTAATGAAGAAGTCTAAGGTTTTCATAAGTTACCCCCTATGATTTCTTCAAGGTCTTTCGGGGATACAATTTTTTCGCCTTGCTTTGTCATTATCACAATTTGATTGTCGACTATCTTAATCTTAAGTCCTATCTCTTGATTGATGTAGGTTCCGTCTGGTCCTTTGACGAAACCTAAGTTAAGTAATTGAACATGCATTATAGATTAAACTTACTGATTTCATTATCGAAGAAGATCGTACGCTTAACGCCTTGTACATAATAGGACCCGTTCTTATGTACCACTGTGGCTTTCGCGAGATATGCATCGATGAGATTTTGAAATCCATTCGTTCCTTTATTTCGTATCGGCTTACGTCCATTTGCTTTGCAATATTGTTCATACATGCGATACAGTTCACTGCGTAGCATTTCATCTTTGTTATTACCTGTAACCTGTAAGCATTCGCTCCAGTACATCCCGATGATATCAGAGTCTGCTCGGTATTGATTAAACTTTTGTTCGATGCCTGCTGGTTTCGGTACTTGTTTAAGTTTGATCCCTTTGTGCTTGAAGTAATTTAGATATAACCAAGCTTGGATTTTAGGATACTCTTGTGCCAGCTTATTAAGAAGGTGGGGGTCTTCTTGCGTAATCTTGAAATCAAATGGAACTAAGATGAGACGTTTGAAAATTGGATCTAACGCTGACCAGTCACCGAAGTTAACGAGCGAGTTTGCGATCACAACTGGTGTACCACAAACGTTGACTTCATAGTTACGGCTATACGCTGGTCTCACGACAGTCATAATTTTATTTCCGAACTCATCACGTCCACCTTCAGTTAAGTCTTTAATATTTTGTGTGGATGCGATCATGCGTTCGTCGACTTCGTTAAACAGTAATAAGCTTCTACCTTCAGTCGCTGCGAGTGCGTCGTCTTTCTTGAACGAGGATTGTGGTTGTGAGTTTAACAACTCAGAGTTCATACGGATCGCATGTGGTCCAAGAATATCTTGTAACACTTTTATGACTGTACTCTTACCGTTACGTCCTGACTCACCAAGAAAATAAATCATCACTTGGTTGTAGTTGTAAGGACTCATTAAGTATGCTAGCACTTTGTGAAAGTATTCAACTTTGTCTTTATCATTTAGCATGTATTCGCTGATTAGTTTTAACCACAAGGTTGGTTCTTCGTCTGTCGTGTTGATCGGCACTGGACTGATGTGCATCAAGTGTAAGTCCTGGGTGTCTTTGAAACTAACAGTCTTGAGATTAAAATCTGGTTGGCTCATGTCAAGTAAGGCTCGCTTTCCATCTACGGTGTTGAAGTATCTGAGTTGCTCCGTCGCATTGATGATGTCTGCGCTCTTATGTATGGTGAATACAATGGCAGTCTTGATCCGTGCGGCTAAGTTATTCAGTCTACCTGGAACAAAGAACGACTTTGCGTATCGGTAGAAGATACTGTCTTTCGCTGCTTCAGCTTCTTCGGCTACGACACTAAAGAAATCGGTGAGCATATTTCTTAGTTTCGTTTCATCTTGTTCGAAGCTCCATAGTCCACTCGTGTTGTCATAGAATAACATTTGTTCTTTGTCTTCGACATACTTGAAGTAAGAACCTAACCATTGGAACGTCTCTTGCGGAATCGGGATCGCACTGTCGCTGGTTAGTTCTGCGACAAACGCTTTGATCTCTGGCTCCGTCACACCTGTTCTGTCTTGGAACTGAAAAACTTCCTTAACATGTTTTCGCAAGTGCGCTTTGTAACTCGTCAAATAGTTATTAAAACCGGCCATGTCTTTCTCTCCTATCTTGGAATTTCTCCGTCACCATCGGAGTTTTTCCTGCTATGATATTATTTTATCATAACGATTTTCATTTGTCAATACACACGCTGTAAATATTTTGTGTTGCGTGTGTATCTCTAAATACTATTATACCACAGGATCGTATTCGTAGAACCAATTATTTAAATAAGCCGCTACGGCTTTCATCAGCTTCTTGGTCGAGTAACGTCCAACGAATCTGCATTTGCCAAATTGGTCTTGTTCATACAGGATATACATCTGAGTCCACCTCCTACGTAGGAATGGTAACACGCGATGAATACCCTATGTTGATGAAAGCGGTTTTATTTTTTAATGATGTCGGCTTCGTATAGGAAGTCGTCTGTATCTTCCGTCACCCACGCATGTTCTTGTTCGCAGCTATATTCTTGCGTGTTGATCTTCCATGGTTTACCTTCGTACTTTTTCGTCACGAAGCTCGGCTCATACCATCTTAAGATCCGGTTGTTCGGCTGTAGTGCAAACTGTCCTGTCGACAACATGATGAAGTGATGCGACTTATGTTCCTGCGGATCTTCTGACAGTGTCATGTCCATCCCGTTGTTTTCGTTCGCACCCCACTGGACTGTGTACAAGTAAGTCCCTTCGAGTGTCGTTCGGTTCTTCATCCTGACATCGACACTGGCGTTATACACGTAGTTGAGTGTGACTAAGGAGAAGACTTTAGAGAAGCAGTCCCATAGTTGTAGCGCATGGAACGGATACGTATCCCAGACAGACTCATCTTCTGGTATCTTCCAAGCCAGCGCCGAGATCGGCAACTTGTCTCGCATCATCCCATACTCAGTCAAGACTTGGAACAAAGCAGCAGACCCTTCGTTGCATCGGATCGAGATCAAGATCGCCTTGGTGTACTTACCGCGGTGGATTGGATTCTCAGGATCGTCAAAGAAGAACCCGTCGCGTACGAACACTTTCATCGGTGGCAGACTAGTTTCAATGTATGGCATGTTTAACTCCTACAGGTATTGTAACACAGGCAACACAGAAATACACAAGAACCTGCACTGTTCGTGCACCTGCTTCTGTTAGCCCAAGCGGTTATTTCTGCTTGATCTCACACACGCCGTCTTGGCAACCCTCTTCGGCCAGCTTATCCCAGTAGGTCTTATCGAACTTGATCGTGACTTTAGGTTGACGCTTTTTAGTCTTTGGTTTCTTAATCATAGGTTTACCTCCAGGTTTAGTATATCACAGCTGATGTCTTTACAGGATCGGCTGTGTTTGGGACTTCACGTCCTACGAAGTGCTAGCTTTAAGGAGCCATCTTTAAAAACAAGGCGCTTGGTAGTGTAGGTAGTATATGTGGGCTCCCCCCTTAGAGTATCCTATGGATAGCTATATGATATATATATATATAAGGAGATAAGGTACTGGTGGTAAATATTTTATATATACTACATATACTACATATACTACTTCTTACGTCTGGGACGGTTGGATTCGGTTTGTGGTTATGCTACATGTGTACTACCAATTGGAGAATGGGTCACTAATATATATTTATATATATACCCCCAAATTCAGAAACATCCATTTAAGAACCACCCCCACCCCCCTACCCCCTATGTAGGCACCGAAACAATAGGTACAACGTAAAAACGTCATACCGCAAGGTATCACCTCCTCTGCGCGCCAGAGCATAAACAACCCGTAGGGCACAGTAAACTTTCAGTTTACGATCAGTGCATCACAGATGTTGTTGGCTCTATACGCGTTCTCTCTACCTTGATTCATAAGTTTCTTCGAGTACCTCTATTTGTAAATGCCACATTCTTTAATATTTTCTTCTTAGATCACATGATTATGCTTATCCCACATACAACAGTAACCTCACCGGCCCCCTCGTCCCCTCGGGACCCGCTACCTCAACGCTTTGAGGCTCACTGCGTTCGCCCACATTGTTAAATCTAGTACAAAAGAAAGGAGATTGTGTATGGAAAAACCAACCAATTCTCAAGTAAAGGAATACCTTTACACCGAAATCCCCGGAACAAAACGGGTTGTTGCCGCGTCCGAAGTATTCTACCAAAACGGGTGGGATAGAGAAGCCGGTGCACCTACCGGACTTTTCGACCGCCAAACTACCTTACTTGGTGAAGTGTTAACCCCCGTGGTTGCCGCTTTTATCAAGGACGCTAATGGTAATTTAGTGGCGAACCCAAAAGTGGGACAACCCGTTAATTCTACCACCCCCGACGCTTACTTGGGCGTCCAACTCAAACGCGAGTTGAACCCTAAGTTTGTGAAAGCAAGCGACCGGTAGTTAGTTTGTGAATTGAAAGCACCTAATCAGTGCTTTCTTTTTCACTTAAAAACCCAAGACGTAGCATCATACAATCTACGACCAGTGTTATAAATTAACACTCAATCAAACATGTGTGGGATGTCCCCACCAATAATCATGGGCGCACCACCCGATACACAACATGTGTATTTTGGTGCATTAGAGGCAACCAGCGGTAATCAATCCGACTGGTATTCATAAGTCCTCTACCAATGAACTAATAGGGTAACTCCCTTAACAGTTCACCACAATATAGGGTTGTGACCTACCACAATGCTTTTCCATAGGAGGGAAAAACAATGCAAACTTATATTATTGTCGTACATGTCGGAGATGACAAACGTTATGTTCAATTAATCGAAGATCGTGAAGATGGAATTGTTCTAAAATTTACAACGAAAATGAACGCAAGTTTATTTTCTGGAGAACAAATTGAAGAATATGTTCCTATGATTAAATCACAACAACATGTATTCTTAAATAGTAATACAATGTATATTAATCATAACTTACGTATCTATGCAGAACCATATGCGGAGGTTACATTACAATGACATTTGAAACATTCGTTATTAAAGCCGAAAGGTCTCCCTTTGTATGGGAGATCTTTGGGCACGCTAATGATCTTATGTTCGATGGAGTTCCAGATAATATTGCCTACACCATGGCATTAGAATATGGTGAAAATTTAGAGTATGAAGCTCTAAAATGGAAAGAAGCAAATGAAACTAAATAAAATAGCCGGCGCTTCTGCCGGTGCATTCCGTATCATTGATAAAACTTGGCATCCTAAAAGAAAGAAAGGTAAAAAGTAATGAAAAAAATGCAAACCAAGTATGCACAACGTCGTGAACCAGACTATGTGTTATACGAAATACTATCTATTCTAATCGAAACTCGTACTAAATTAAGAAACAAAGACGTAAAACGATTTGAAGATCAACTTCAAACAATCATTGATGGTCTTTATGCAGAATTGAAGGGCATGTAATATGGCACTTAAAGGTAAAGACATTCTAGTCTTCTTGTCAATTAAATACCAAGGAGACTGGAATAAAATCTATCAAGCAATTAAAAATAAAGAACTTGTCGATGAGCCACAAGTTCAAGAAACTGTTTCTAAAATAGAAAGTAAGATTGTCACCATCATCGATGAAGAATACCCTGAATCCTTAAAGAAAATATACAAACCACCGTTTGTTGTTTACTATAAAGGTGATCTAAAGTTGTTGAATAAAAACAATGTAGGTATTATCGGTACTAGTAATTTCAGTCATGAAACTGCTAAAAGACTAAATACTTTATTAAGAGAAACCAAACTAAAGTATCCAGGTATTACATATGCCACCATTAATAATTCTGGTTACGAAGGATTTATTAATAATACATACAGTAACGAATCTGTCTTAGTATTAGATAGAGAAGTTAGATCGTATGATAAAGAAAAATTAATCATCTCTGAATACCCAGAAGGTAGTCCAGGTAACAACGAACATCGTCCATGGGCAATGAGAATATTAGCAGGCGTTACAAACGCTTTGCTAATTCCAGAAGTGAAACGCAAAGAAGACGCACTCATTGGTGCAGGATACGCATTGTATCTAAACAAATCGATTGGTGTATTTTCACAACCAAAAGATAAAGATGATGCAACCCATCAGTTAGAAGAAGACGGCGCTAAAATTATTCTTAGTGCAGCAAATGTGTTTGAACTAACACAACTGCTTGCATATAAAAAAGAAGATAGTGTTCCAAAAGAAATGCAATAAATAATATGTGGTTGGAATTAAGCACTCTGTAAAACCCTAAACACTTTCCCCCTAGATTGTCCAAGGGTTCTCCACATTTATTTCCATTTAATCCATAGGAGGATATAAACATGGGAAGAAAAATTACAACTAAAACATTTGACGTTCTTGTTCGTATGGACATGACCGTTAGAGTTAAAGGCGCAGACAAAGATGAAGCAGCTGCTTGGATCAACGAAAGATTTATCGAAGGATTAACGATCGAAGATACAAGCTCAGAATTTATTCCATTAGAAATGATGCCAAAAATTATTCATGTTGCGATCAAGAAAGTTAAACGTCCACGTCGTATTAAGTTAAACGAAACGACACCTGCTCAAGAACCTACTGGAGAATAACCATGGGTTTAGACATGTACATTGAAAGCAATAAACGTAGTCAAGTCATGGCTTGGCGTAAAGCTAACCATATTCACGGTTGGTTTCAACGTAAACTAGGTGAAGTAGTCAACTGTAAAAAACATCCAATTAAATCAAGTGACATCGAAGATCTACTTGATGTATGCATCAAGGTTAAAGATTCACTTATTGCAGGTGGTATGTATCTTAAAGATACAGTTGTCGAACGAACTTATAACATGGCTAAAGGACAATGGGATGACAAAGTCGAACCACGTCCACATTTTAAAAATACTAAACTCGCATTAGAATTATTACCAGCAGTCGATGGTCCATTCTTTGGCGATAATAGTATTGATGAATGGTATCTAAAAGATATTGAAGATACGATCGAAACACTAACTGAAGTACTCAGTACAAAACAAACAAATGAAAGGTTTTACTACCTAGCCTGGTGGTAAATTAATTCCAGACTGGTTTGACCTACCTATTCGGCACGAGCAACCTTATGGTTCAAACGGCCATTCATGGCGTACGCATCTACGTTCGATTCGTAGACTGGGAAATTTTATTTATGGAAAAGAAATTACAATACGAATACTTAAAAAGATTTGTCGATAACTATCGGACACGTAAAACATACAACCCCATCATGTTACGCGTGTTCGATATTCTCTTAGCAGATCTAGAAGCTGACGTTATAACTCAAATAAAGAAAGGAAAATTATGAAACAACATCACGTTATTCTTACATATGCACTTGTCAATATTGCAATTGCAGCTATCTTATTTTACTTATGGGAATCATCTTCCTATACAGTCTCACTAAGCGAAGCCATTAGTGGTACAGCTACCTTAAGATTCTGGTTGTTTGTATCTGGAGTTGTAGGCATATTTGTATTCGCCCACTTCTCAAGTAAAGAAACAAAATGAAAAAATCAAAGTATGTTAAACAAGGATATTGTCCGTCTTGTGGATCTAATCAATTAAAATACAATGAAGATATTATTGATGGTGAATATTTAACATATCTTTATCAATGTAACTCTTGTTATTTTGAAGGTGAAGAAAACTACACCATCGAATTTAATTCACATCAATATTACGTCAGTCCTCAAGAAGGTTATGACGTAATGTATCCAGGTGAAAGTTTATTACAAGATCGATTATCCTTTGCAGAATTCCAAGCCAAACATAAGAAAGGTAAAAAGAAAAAATGAAACACCATCTTATTGGTAAACTTATTGTCATCGTTTATATGGACGGTGAACCACACTACAATGGACGACAAGGTATTGTCAATCACATCGATGACTGGGGTCAACTACATGGTACATGGGGTGGACTCGCAGTCAATCCAGAAGTAGATAAGTATCTTGTTATTGCAGAACAACAAGAAAGAGGACCAGCTTATGACTAAGAAAAAAGAAGCAAACTTACATGGCTTAATCGCTAACCTTATTCAAGAACTTATTGATATGGGTTACAACGAAAAAGATTTAGTCTGGATGTTAAATCAATATGGCATTACAGAAGAAGAAACCAAAGAATGGTATGGTATTCCATATGACGAAAAATAAAAATCCAATTAAAAATTTAGAAAAATTAGCTAACGATGTTATTAAAGTAATACATTTGTTTAATGACTTAAAAATAAAAGATTTAAATTTAGGTCAAAAAAGATTTGCTTTATTAAATCAATTATCAAATGTCTTACCTGTTATTAATGAATTGATTAATCACATAGAACTTGAAGATACAACAGACGTACCTAATATAGGTATGACAACGGAGGACTAACATGACAACCCAAGAAATTATCGTCCGCATGCGAGATGATCTTGCTAAAGGTATTGTTAAAGTTGTATCAAGTGATGGGTATAGATACTATACAGACACACTTACAGAACAACTCATTGTTCCTATTACAACGCCAGATGAAACGGCAAACTTATATGAACGTGTAATTATAAACGCAAACCAAGCAAGAGCAGAAGCAACTAAAGATTTATTCTCAACGCTGCCAAGAGTAAGTATGTTTGTAGGTCAACCAGATACTGGTAAAACTTTCAAAGCATTTGAAATTGCTAAGCAATGTGGTGTCACTCCATTGTTTATTATGTGCAGAGATAATCTAAACTTAGAAACATTACTTGAAAACTTTACGTTAGTGGATGGTAAACCACACTTCTTACCATCACTTGCAATTCAAATGATGTCCGATAAGGAAAAGAAAAAATATATTATTATTCTTGACGAATATAATACCTTGCTAACAGGTGTTATGAAAACTACTCAACCAATCTTTGATGACACTTCAACGACATTCGAATATCGTGGCGTTATCTATGAGAAGAATATGAACTGTAAGTTTATTGTTACACTCAATGATAAAGACAAAGGTATTAGCATTGTCCCTGACGCGATTTTATCACGTGTTGAGATGACATTCTTTGATCCAGTTCCAACCAGTACCATTGCAAAATGGACGAACGTAAACATTGAATGGATTAATAATCTATTTAATATTTATAAAGTGTTAGGTCTTACTAACATTTTTGGTACAAGACAAATCAAAATTCTCAGTGGTAAATCCATTGATAGAATTAAAAACCATCTCTATGGTTTATGCAAGATGACAAAGACAGACGATAAGTTACTCGATACATTACAAGTCCAACAACTTATTAACAAATTATAAAGGAGGTTAATCATGGACTACGAAGATTTCTTTCCCATCACAGAAGAACAACTTGTTCGTATACAACAAGATGGAATTAAAGGTATAACTAGATATGAAAATAGTAGACCTATGCAACGACAAGAATTAAATAATCTAAAATTAATTTACATTGTCGGTGGTATAGATGAAACCATTTACTATCGTGGCTATGTAGATAAGTATGATATCTGGGAATCAGATAACAACTTATACCTACGTCATCGTGTCCATGATTCAACGGACTAACATGGAACAAGAAAAAAAGAAAAAGCTTGATCCAGTCAAGCAAGCATACGCAAACGTCTTGCAATTTATTACAAACAATTTTTATACACAACCAGGAGAAGAAATATTTGTTGAGATAGATGATCAATCTAAGGAAAATAATTTCTATGATGGTAAACGAATTGTTCTTAGTGGTGAATTGCTAGACGCATTCGGTAAATTAAATCTTCCAAGATTCTTGATTTATTATCACGAACTCGGACATCACTTGTATAGCAGAGGTATGTTTCAACTTATTGACACATGGCAAAAGCAAACAAGTGGTCCGTTGGAATGGAATACAAACTATCATCACTTAGTAAACTGGCTTGAAGATTTTTATATCGAAGCTAGATTGAAACGTGAGCATAGTTATCTTACCGATGTAATCAACTGCATCCGTAAGATGCCTCCAGAATATGACATCAGTCAAATACAATATGCATTTAATTATTATTATGTGCATGAAGCCCCATCTCCATCGCTAGTATACCTAGATCAAATCGTCTTTAAAAAGTATATCGATAAACTGTTACAGTTAAGAGATAGTAACAAGACAAGATTTGGATATGGTATTCTGACAACGCTTTCTATTAAGAAGAGTAACGAAACTCTATTTGCTGAAACCATTATTGAATTTTATAATTGGTGTGTAAGCAAAAATATATTTAATGATCAACAAAGAATGCCACCATTACGAAACCCTAATCAACATCTTGAACCAGGTAAAGGTCAAACAACTAGTAAACTTTTACAAGATGTAGCAGGTTTATTCGATGACAAGAAACATCTTGATACAGGTAAATCCGTATCATCTGGTGGTAGTGTCAGTGATCATGCTAAAGAATTAGGTAAAGTTATTATAAGTCAATACAAAGAAGCACCGCATATTAAACAATCAACTGACATGTTGCAAGAACATTTAATTCAAGAAAAAACATTAATCAATAAAGAAATGTTAGACATGTCAATGCGTGCACAAACACAACGTCATACATTGGATGGGTTGTTTACTCCTAATTATATTGAGTCAACAATCATACAACCAAGAATAAGTGTTGTGAATTTCTTTAATCCTAATCGACTTGTCGACCAACGTTTGTTCCTTGAAAGAGGACATACGTATATGAACGTCGCAATCTACCGAGATATATCAGGTAGTACATCAGGTACAACGCATACACTGATGAGTAAAGTAGTTGAAAAATTACTGGAACAAATACCTGTTGATGTCACGTACTATCTGTATGCAAGTGGTAAAATTAGTATCCTTGAAGTCCCTTATATTAAATGGGATCACGATGCAGTTAAACCTAAAGAGTATACAAACAATCCTTTGTTTGAACAACTCGGAGGTGGTACAAACAGTGACGCAATTGCTGACGTAATGACACAACAACTTAGTGATAAGTGGTTAAACATCATCGTTACAGATGGTGACTTAAATAGTTTAATGGCAAGAGATAACATCAACGCCTTACTAAAGAACGTGTTTGCTATTGCAGTCAATGGTAATTTAACAGACAAAGTAAATGGCATTGAGATCAAAGATGAAACTAAAATCAATGACATAACTGCTGCGATGCAAACGCTTAATTTGTCTGGAACTTAGACTCAGAAAGGAGTATAATTATATAGATGAATATCTACCAACTCGTCTTTGGTGTTGACTCTGGACAAGTCAACTGTGCCTTTCATGATGATACTAAACCAAGTGCTGGTATCAGCTTCGAAGGGCAATACAACTGCTTTATGTGTGGTGCAAAAGCACACAATGAAATTGGATTTATTAGTAAATACTTTGGCGTCAGTCAACGGTATGCACAACGGATTAAAGACTCATTAGAAAAAGCAGAGCAATATAAATACAATAAACAACCATTAACAATGGACCAAGATAAATACCTTAAAGGTATTGGATTGTCTGATCAAATTATTAAAGACAATTTCTTTTGTAGTAGTACAGGCGGTAAACTTATGTACGAACACAAATGGAATGGCATTCGTATAGGTACAACCTGGTTTAACAATCCAAGTCTACCTAACTATAATGCTGCAGCAGATAAATATAAGTATGGACCAGGTGTATTCGCAGGAATGCTAACACCATATGATGTAGTCCAAGCAAATAGTACACTTATTATTTGTGAAGGTGAGAAAGATATGTTGACTGCACGATCCCAAGGTATCACCAACGCAGTCGCTAAGTTAGGTGGTGCAAAATCCTACATTGTAGGTGGTCGTAATCTAGAAAACAAAAACGTTGTCTTGATTTATGACTGTGATGAAGCAGGTAGAAACGGTGCTCAACAAGATGCACAAATCTTAACGGAAAGATTTAAATGTAAAGTTAAAGTCATTGACCTTGGTCTTGAAGACAAAGGAGATCTTAATGACTACTTTATTAAACACAATAAAACTCCACAAGATTTATATGCATTGTTTAAAGCAACGCCTATCTTCGTAGCCCAACCGGAAACGGTCCAAACTAAATTACAAAAGCTAGTGTCCAAGCTCACAGATGATGAGATCGACCAGCTAGTAATAATGCTTAATGAACGGAAAGGAGAATAACATGAACAAACCGTCATTAAAAGACATCCTTATTAAGGATGCAAATACTGCCAAAACCCAAGGTGGTATCGTCAACGAAGTCTTAGCTCCAGGAAACTACGTCGCTAAAGTACTAGGCTTTACTGAAGAAGAAGCGTATCAATTCGTATCGTTGGAAATCAACAAGAAGAAATTTAATTTCTTTTACAACTATTACTTACGTAATACGACTGACTTAGATGCAAGCTTAATCAACTGGATTAAAGCGTTAGCTACTATCCCAGTTAAAGAATCTACTTCGTTATTAGAAATTGCTAACAGTGCAATTGGTTCTAGTTTTAAGATTACAATCTATAACTATGTATCCAAGACTGGTAAGAACGCTGGTAAAACTCAACACGCTATCTCATTCAAAGATAAGCCAGTGTTAGAAACAACCACGATCGAAACAGAACAAGTCGAACTACCATTCTAATTAAACACCTGGCAGTGTATAGGTTAACTGCCACTTCTAAAGAAAGGGAAGCTATATGAAACACGCCTATCTGTTATACACAGGTTACGGTAAAACTAAAATGTGTTTAGATAAAATTATGGCTGCTCCTACCAAACCAAGAACGTTACTTATTAGTACTAAGAACGTAATTGAATCTTCATGGTCAAGTGAAATAGATAAGTGGTATAAAGATAAAATTAGTTATGGTTACATAACAGGTAAGATCAAAGAAGAAGATAGACTTAACATTGCTACACAGCAATTCGATATCTTCGGAATGAATACTGAAATGATCGACTGGTACATCAGTCATACTACAAACGTTAAACGTAAAACTTATAACAAACATGGTGTTAAACTACACTATGACGAACAAGATCTATTAGATCGATTCGACTTGCTCATCATTGATGAAGTAAGTTTGTTTAAGAACTACCGTTCACAACGCTTTAAACTTATTAAGAAGTGGGCACATCAAATCAAAAACGTTATGATTCTGTCTGCCACACCAACACCTAAGAACATCGAAGATATATGGGCACCTATATTTTTACTAGACGGCGGACAAAGATTGGGTCACACCATCACTGAGTTCAGAACGAACTATGCTATACCTGTACCATTAATGAATGGGCAGAATCGTTATCAATATTCTATTGAAGCAACGAATCATATTCTTAATCTTATTAAGGATATTTCTACTAGCGTACCTGAACCAGCACAAGCTTTGTTTCCTGAACCGATTGTCAAGAAGCTATTGATTAAACCAGATCCTAATACAGAACAATTGCTTAAGCAATTTAAACAAGACTTTATTGTTAAGTTAAATAACGGATCAAATCTTATTGCATTTAGTAAGACACAATTAATTAATAAAGTTAATCAGATTGCAAGTGGTAATGTATATAACCAAGATCAAACAGTACATGTTAATGATCTTAAGTTACGTGTATTACAACAAAGAATTTCTACAATACAAACACCAGTATTAGTAACGTATACATACGTGTTTGACAAAGAACAATTACTTAAACTACCTGGTGCAAGAATGTTATCAACTAAAGAAGACTTCGAAGATTGGAATGCTAACAAAATTAAAGTAGGTATTCTTAGTCCATTCAGTGCAGCGCATGGTCTCAATCTACAGTACAGTGATTGCCAAGATATCTTTTGGTTCAGCCCAATATGGGATACTGAAAAGTGGATACAAACCAACGCACGCATCTGTCGACGTGGACAAACAAGACAAGTCACAATCAATGTCTTGCTACTTAAGGAAAGCTACGATGATTACGCATTCGATTTATGCCAAGAAAAATTTAAAGCACAATATACAAATCTAGTAAAACTAAAATAAAGGAAGGACTTGTATGATTAAATATCTGATCTATGATACTGAGACTACAGGTCTCAATATTATTTCAGACAAACCATTTATGTTTCAATATGGATTAGTCGATCACAATCTACAGCTTGTATCAAGCGATTGGTTTCACGTGAAAGACAAAGCCAAGATGGATGTGTTTAAACAACACTTACTGTCCATCAATACAATCGTCGGTCATAACATTAAGTTTGACCTACACATGGCAATCAATGCTGGGTTCGATAAAGAAATCTTTATGAATAAAAACTTTATTGATACATCAGTACTATCACGATTAGTGATAGACCATGATACACAAACTGATAAAACATTTTCTGCCGGTCTTAAAACACTTGGTGTTAGATACTTAGGTATCGATTCCAATACAGAAGAACGTGCATTGAAAATGGAACTAAGCCGACTTGTATCAGAACATAAACAAAAGATGAAAGACTATTTCGTAGCGCAAGGTGTGTGGGATAATAAGCTAACACAAACAAATCAAACCAAGTTAATTAATGACATTTATCTTAACTGGAATAAAGTGTTTCACTTACACTCACAATTCACACAACCACGTAAAGCATTCTTACAATCAAATCCTGAACCTACCTATGAACAATGTTCAAACGTTGTCACATATGGTATGACAGATATTAAATTGACCCATGGTTTACTTAAACTATGGTATCCAAAAGCAGTCACACTACAACAAGTTGATACGCTTAAACGGATTAGTAATGCGACCTATCCATTAGTCATTATGGAACGTCAAGGTCTAGCCGTCGATGTCCAACAAGTTCTTAAAGATAGAGCCAAGATTGTCGACGAACTTAGTAAGACAACCATCGTTGATCCAAGAACCAATACAACATTATCGATTGGTCAACATGCTAAACTTAAAGAACTATACGAATATGAATCAGGTGAATCGTTAGAAAGTTCAGATAAAGAAACACGCTCTGAGATCGAAGACGTATCTCCAGCGGCTAAAGCAGCAAACTATATTGCTAAATTAGATAAGTATCTTAATACTTATGTAAGATCTATACTGGATAAACTAACCTTAGTTGGTAAAGAATACCGTGTCTTTACTCAATATAACCTAGCAGGTACAATTACAGGACGCTTATCATCAGACTTCCAACAGTTCCCTAAGGATGCAATTAAACTAGCAGATGGAACTGAAGTCAATATACGTAGCTGGTTCGTTGTACCAAAGCAAGATAAGTACATGTTCTACTTTGACTATAGTCAAATGGAACTACGTCTTCAATGCGAATGGACTAACATTGTCAATGGTCAACCAGACATCAACATGGCACGAGCATTCACGCCATACAAATGTATACAAAAAGATGGTAAGTATTTCTTAGAAGAAGATCCAACTAAAGAGTGGAAGCCAACAGACTTGCATGCACTCACAGCTAAAAACGCTTTCCCAAACATAGATGAAACACACCCAGATTGGAAACAATATAGAAACCTTGGTAAACGTACCAACTTTGCAGTTAACTATGGTGCAGCCGCACCTAAAATACAACAAGCTTTAAAGGTAGATTTTCCTACCGCACAAGCTTTAGTACAAGGTTACCGTAAAGCATTTGCAGGTGTCGTCGCGTTTGGTAAGTGGATTAGCAACCGAGTGTATGTCACAGACAATATACCTAACCTATTACTGCGTAGATATTATTCACGTAATAAACATCAGTTACAAAACTGGTTAGTACAAGGTAGTGGTGCTGACATTCTATTACTAAAGCTTAGAGAAATATTTGAGTATATTAAAAACAAACCACACTGGAAGTTCATGATCACAGTTCACGACGAACTAGGATTTGTATGCTCAGACATACCACAAGAACAGCTTAAGCGTGAAGTTAAAGATATACAAAACCTAATGACACATAGCATGTCTGCTGTGGATATCATTAGTGATGTAGAATATACAACGACCAAGTGGTCAGAAAAGGATGAATGGACAGAATGAACTTTGACGAACAGAAACATGAGTATGTCCACAATGGTGACCAATACACTAGCGTAACCCAGCTTCTTAAGAAGTATGGGTTATCCGCTAACTATGAAGGTATACCACAAGACGTACTAACTAAAGCCGCCAATAAAGGTAAAAACATTCACAAGCAATTGGAATTATATATCAATGGCGACAAGTCTATGTTAGGCACAGTCAATGAAGTTGACTTGTTTGACAACTACGTAAAGACTAGAGGCATTGATTTAGCAATGACAAAGTCTGAACAAATCGTATTCGATACAACCTACAAGATTGCTGGCACCGTTGACGTACAGTACGCCGACGGAGCCGACAGTATTATTGCTGACTTTAAAACGACATCTAGTCTACACGTTGATGCAGTTGCATGGCAGCTTAGTATCTATAACTTCCTGCTTTCTAAAGGCGATGTGATGACTTATTACTTTAATAAACTTAAAGTATTCCATTACACAGGAACTAAACTATACGTTAAAGATGTGTATCTTGTAGACTTTGATGCAGTCAAACAATTGTTAGAAGCTAACCAACGTGGTGATGCTACGTTCAATTACGTTAAACCAACAGAAGTTGTTGGTGGATCTGATGAACAATTGATTGGACAAATACTAAACGAACTTGAATCACATCAAGCAGTCGTTGATAAACTACAAGGAGAACTTGAAGTCTTGTTAACTAAAGTAAAAGAAAAGATGGTCACCACTAAAGACTATCAATTTAGTAATGATGATTACATGATTAATTATGTACATCCACAAACAAGACAATCTTTAGATCAAACTAAAGTTAAGCAATACCTCGAAAGTAAAGGCGAAAAAGTAGAAGATTACATGAAGACAACCACAACTAAAGATGGTGTCAAAGCTGTAACTAGACGACGTTAAAATCAAACGGGAGAGCTAACCCCTCTCCCTTGATTAGGCATAAGGAGGAAAACAAATGCCAATCATATTACAAGCAGCCGTTAAGACGCTTAAGCCGTTGAAGGTATTGTCCTATGGACCTACCTATAGTGGCAAAACGCTTAGCTCATTGTACCTTGCAGTCGGTCTTGTTATGAAGATCCGTAAGTGTACTGAAGAACAAGCGTACAAACACATAGTCATGATCGACACTGAGTTCGGTCGTGGCGCACTCTACAATAAGATCGGATTGTATAACTACATCCGTATCGATCCACCGTACTATACCGAAAAGTTAGTTGATCTTATCAACGAACTCAATGGTATGGAACAAGTCGACGTGATTATCACGGACTCACTTACACACTTCTGGGTTAAAGAAGGCGGCATCCTAGATCAAAAAGCTGCTAAAGATAAGCTAGGTGGTAACTCATATACCAACTGGCAAGACTTTACCACTAAGTTTAATAAGATGGTTGACGCTATCTTAGCATCACCGAAGCATATCTTTTCCACAGCACGTGCGAAAACGGATACCGCTTTAGTCACAGGTGACAATGGTAAAGCCACACCTAAGTCCTATGGTCTCAAGCCTGAGCTACGTGATAACGTTGAGTATGACTTCGATATTGTTTTCAATATTGATAAGTTATCCCACAACTTAATCGTAGACAAAGGTGTCCCTGGTCTTAAGCCAGTCTATGATATCGCTACTGTTAAAGTAGGCCAAGAAATCTATGACTTGTTTAGTGCTGACGCAGTGGTACCTGTACGTAGTAAAGCTGACATTGCAGACAGCATTCGTAAAGTTGCCAAAGATAATGGCATGATTCCATTTGTTCAATTAGAATTACGTGGACGTAAGATTGAAGATCTTACAGAACAAGAACTTAAAGCAATGGAAACCATGTTACTTAACAATCTTAAGAAAGCACAAATCAAAAACTAACCTGACACAGCGCTGGCATACCGCAATATAGTATGCCTTAGGAGGTGAACACATGGCTAACATTAGTGAAGCCACAGGTTATTTACAGCTTATAGGAGATTGGACTAGAGAACAAGCAACTAATTTTGCTTACATGTTATACACAGTAGAGCATGCAGCAACTGACTATACAACAAATACGCATTTATCTTTTGATAAACTTGTAGATGAATTGTCTTTTACACAACAACAAGGACACCATATTACAAGAAACAAAATACCTTTCGAAGGATTTGGAAGATGGGCGTTCAGTGCTAACTTAGAAAACTTTCAGCATTGGACAGAGGTTACTAAAGAACGCTGGAAATCACAAATACTTCCAAGCATTACGCCTTCTTTTAAAATTACTTTTGAAGAATATAAACAGCGTAGATTAGAAATGATACGTGACTTTGCTAAACATAAACTAAAAGTGTTTTGGCAATACGTAGATATGGAACCTGGTGTTAATTACTTAGGAAAGATAGAAGGCTATATGTCTTGTGCCTTTGAGTATTCTACAGTCGATCATACCAATGAATACATATTAAAATTTATTATAAAAAATTCAGAAGATTATGAATGTACGCTTAGAAACCAATGCATGTTAATTGAAAATGATACTCAACGTTTATTTGAAATCGCGGAAGGACTACGAAAAGTTTATAAGTTAAGCAAGGATATTTCTGTCGTCACTAAGATCTTTAATACGATCTATGAACATCCAACCTGGTACGATTTACCAGCGTACGCTAACATTGAAACTCTAGAAGATGTACCAGATGCGTTACATAAAGCTATCTTTAAGATGGCAAAAGGAGATAAATGAATGTAAAAGATTTATTGTCTCTTGTTAAATATGATTCTAGTTCACCTGTTTTATTTAATATTAATGGTAAAGATTATCATTACTATGATGTACTTAAAGATGAAAAGTTATTAAGTATATCAATAGATAAAATAAAAATACAAGGTAAAGTTCTAGAATTAAATGAAGAAGATGTTATCAAAATAATTAATAAACCTACTATTAAATCAACAGATGTTAATCTTATGATACCTAATAGTAGCTATTATTACTTGATTACTATTAAAATAAATTGAGAAAGGAGAACATTATATGTTCAAATATTTATTTAATGGAGTTATTTATAGTGCAGATACAATCGAAAACTTGCAAAGTATACTTACTAAAGCAGGTTATAAAGGAGATGTTATCGCTGAGTTCGAAGCAATTAATAAAGAGAACGAAGAACAAGATAATGCTGCTAAAGAATATTTAAAAGAAGAAGCAGAAGATTTTTCATTAAAAGAAGAAGCAGTACAAGAATCTGCAAATGATCTTAGTCAAAAAGAAATAGATCAAATGTTTAATGAATCAGCTGTTGATGTAGAAGAAAATTCTGATGGTTCATTTTCTGTTGTAACAGAAAAATCTTTTAATGATTTAAATTAAACTACACGTTTAGCCCACGTTACGGGCTCTCTAACTAAACTCTTTAATGGGGTAGTCGGGTAAGACATATCACTTTAGCAGATGCTCCTGCTTAACATATGTAACGTGGGTTCAACTCCCACCTACTCCACCAAAGAGTTTAGTTAGGTTAACTTATTACGGCACCCAATAAGTTGATACATCACTCCTTCCTTTCATGTACGGGTGCCAAGTATGTCTAGGATAGCAAGCTGATTACTTGCTACCTAGATTACTTTTATTTCAATATTGTAGCTTGTGATTGTCTGTACCGAACGTATTGTCTCCATTGAATATTCTTAACTAAACGATATGGATTAGTAGTAGGTCTACGCATTTTACCATACTTAGTAAACCAATCCTTGTATATATTTTCATACTTAGCCCAACGTCCATTACGTCCATAACGATAACGACGTGGTGTATATTTTTTAAACTGACTTATATCATACCCAATACCAGATATAGTTCTAAATAAAGTTGCTTGTCTTGTATCTAATATACGTGCTAATGATGGATCATTGCGTGCAATATCTTCTCTAAGATTTGTACCCAACACCATGTCAGATAAACCAGTAGCAGTATTTACAAATCTTGTACCAAACCCAACAACAGCTAATTGAGCAAACCCTTTTAAAGCATCACCATCTTTAAATAAACTTTGTATACCACGTAATAAAGGAGATGCTCTTCTAGTAAGTTCTATGTCAGTATTATAAATAAGATTCATGACATCAAATGCCCCGTTACCTATTCTTAATCCCCAATCTTTAGCAAATGGAATCCATCCTTGACGGATTTGATATTTAGTAAAGTCATCATATTCTTTAGTTTCTTCATCTCTATATTGTGCATACCAACCATCAATAAAGTCAGATAAAAATCTCCAATACTTAGGACTCATTAATCTATCAATCCAGTTATTAATAGAACGTACAGGGAAAGATAAGAATGGAATATCAGCAAGCAATCTAGTTTCTAACGGAGAACGCATACCATAATTAAACCAGTGATTTAAAGAATCTATTGTAGCTTGATCAAATGTTTTGTTATACAACATTAAGTTATAAAAGAAGTTAGTAATACGTGCAGCGTTTTCTATCTTAGTATTAGAATCAGTATACCAAGCAACAGGATTAAACTTATTTAACCAACCACCTTTAACTTTATCTAATTGTTTTACAATTTGTTTATAAGTCATATTAGATTTATATGAATCTTTATAACCTCTATATTGTTCAAAGAATTTAGGAAGTAATTCAAAACGGTCTTTACGTAAGTAGTCACTAAGTGCTTCTGTATTCATGAACGCACTTAATTGTTTTAATAAAGGTTTTTTAAATTCATACTCATCAACTTTTTCTGCAATAGTTTTATGTCTTACAATTTGTCCCTGATTATTTTTAGCATCAGTTCTTAAACCAGCAACCCAAGTATTATTAATAATTCGGTTATCATACATTTCAATGTATTCACCGAACTCTGTTTTAGATGCAAAAATAACAGATTGTTTTAACAAGTCTAAATACTTATCAATATTATCAGCGTTAGCTTCTTTTAATTTTCTAAATAAATTGATAGCTACTTTACGTCTTGTTTCAATATGTCTATTATTATTTTTAAGTGTGTCAGATATTTTAATATAGTTGAGTAAGAATTCTTTAATTAAATCTAATTTATTATTAATTACATTAGAATCTTTAACTGGTAATTTACTTGCTTTTAAAACATCTTCATAATGTAAACCAATATTAATGATACTAATACTTAATTCATCGCTATATTTTTCATACAACTTCATAAGTTCTAATGAGTTTAATGTACTATTAACATATCTATTAGACTCAATTAACTTAGGAATGATAATAGAGTTACTAAACATTTGATTAACACTATCAAAAATATTACGTGCTATGAAAGCGGCGTTTAATTTAGAAAGATTTTTTGACATGATTTGTAATGAGAAGAAAAACTTATCTACTTTATTAGGCAATTGATAAGGAGAGTACACATCATTCATCGTGTCCATCCAGTCATTTAAATCTACAAAACCAATGATATCACCTTTTAAATTTTGATCATAGATTTCTTGGAAGTCTTCAAAGTTATCTACAATGACTTCTTTTAAAGTAAAGTTAATATTTTTATTTGTAGCTAAAATTAATTTAGGATCAATACGGTTATACACTTTATTATCAAATACAACTTTACCACCAGCTCGTTGCCATGCTTCAAGGTTTTCTAAAGCAGAAATCTTTTTACCATTTACAACTGTATCTTTAAATAATAAGTCATTATAAATAGAGTTATCAATTAAACCAAACTTTTGACCTACTTTTTCTATAATGTTTAAATCTTTTTTCTTATTAGTTGGGAATAAAACATCATCATAACGTGGATCATATTTTCTAATGCGTTCTGTAACAAGTTTAAATCTACCTTCATCAGGATCAGCGTGTCTAATCTGCACAAGTTTAAACTGTTGTTGCTTTGTTGTGTATAGTTCGTAAGCATTTTTTAAACTTCTAATTCTATTATTAGAACTACTGTTATCAACCATGTTCTTTAATAAAGTAATGCGATTATACATACTAAGTAATGAACGTTCTTTATATGCTTTTAAATCTTGCTCAGTTAAAACTTTAGGTTTCTTAACGGTAGTATCACCCATACCTTGACCACCTAAACCATCATCATCAGGAGTTCTTAATAAAAGAATTAAACCACCGATGTTATCAACCACAGCTTTCTTTAAAAGTTTGCTTCTAATATCTGCTTCTTTAGTATTAAGTTGAGTTATTTCTTCCTTAATAGTTTCTACTGGAGACTTACTTTGCTCAAGTAATTTAACGTAGTTGTCTAATGGATCAATGCTTTCTTCAATTTCTTTAATTTCATCTTGGAATAATGAAATTAATTCTTGAATCTTATCAGATTTTAACTTGTTATTTGTAGCTTTGTTGTTTAATTCAGACAATCTACTTATGTTATTTCTTGTTAATGTTTCTTCTAATTTAGATTTAATTTCTTTAGATTCAATAATCGTTTCAGCATCTGTTTTATATTTTCTATTTTTAGTATCAGAATTTATTTTTTTAATAGTTGCTTCATATTCTTTTTTAGTTTCTAAAAGAACTTCGATTTGTGTTCTAAAACTGTTAATTAAATCTTTATATTGTTTAACTGCACCATTAAATGTAGCGTAGTTTAAATTATCTTGCAGCTCTTCACTTACTTTATTCATAGCTTCTCTACTAATTTCTTCAATAGGTGCTTGTAAATGTTCCATTGTAGGATCATCGTTTATAGCAAGTTTTAATTGAAGATTATTTTCATCAACAGATTTATTGATTTCATCTTTAGTTGGGAAATCTTCTCTGGTTAATAATTTTTTATTACCAAATTCATCTGTTCTATAATACCCTTCTTCAAAGTTATTAATGTTACTGAAGAAATTAAATATAATCTTTTCTTCATTTTCATATTTACTATTAAAGGTTTTTTGGAAATCAGCATCAGCATATCTAAAGTTAAATATTTTAATGTTAACAATGTTATTAATAACATTATCTTTTGATGTGGTAAATTTTTCTTCCCCAATATAATTTCTTCTTACAACTGCTGTAACAGAGTCAATGTAATCAACAAAGTCTACAAGTTTATAGAATGGAATATCATGTGTATCAAAGAATTGAATAGCTTTTTCTAAATCTTTTAACTTTAAATTCTTTGGATTATCTAAACCTTTGTTTAATTCTTTTACATTGTTTATTAATTCTACAATAAGTGTGTCAGGGACAAACATATTAAATAAGAATACTTTTGCTTTTTGTTTTATTACTTTATCTAAATCTGATTTAGCATCTGCAACTTTTGTATAAGAATCTGAAATTAAAACTTGTCTTCCTGGATTTTCTTCAAACCATTTTTTATTAACTTCACTCTTAGATGTACGTTTTAATGTATTATCAAAACGTTCATTCATTTCTCTGTCTAGATTAATAGCCATACCAAACAAACTATCATTGTCATTACTACCAATAATAACTTTTCTTCTTGCAGATTTTTCAATTAGTTTTTTCGTCTTATCTAATATACGTTTGGAAGCATCTGCTGCTTTTACTTCTTGACCATAGTGTTTAGGCAAGTCAATAGGTTCTTGAATTAAGAATGACATTCTATTTTGTGCAAGTCTTTCAATAATTTGTTGATTAAAGTATTCATTTAATAATGTTTCTGGGAGTACTTCAGATTTAGAACTTAAGTAATTTTTCATAACATTAACATCTACGAAGTAACGCATAGCAATTTCTTTTATAAAGTTTAAGTTTAATTTTTTCTTTGTTAAATCAGATAGATCTTTAGAATTAAAAATACTTAAATACTCTTCAATAACAGGGTCGTTTTGTTTTGATGTTGATTTAAGCCAATCTTTAACTTCTTGCACTTCTAAAGTTTTATCAGTGTCTACTAAACTTAATGCTTTTAAATAAAAGTCTTTTAATTTTTTAAGTTCTTCTGCACCAGTTTTAACTTTATTTTTAACAATTAATATATCATCTATGATTTCATTAATATCATCTTTGTAAATATCATAGAATTCTTTTTCAAAATTAGTAGCTATTCTAGATCTTAATACATCCGAAAACCAGTAAGCATTTATAAAGTAATTATAAAATTTATATTTAGAATCAAAATTTTCTTGAACAGCATCTTTTAATACAACTTCTCCTTCTACTTCTCTTGTGTTCTCTTCGTTTTGTAAAAGCTTTTGATACTCTTGATTGGATTCATTAACCCATGAGTCGTATTCATTTTTACTTAATGAATTAGATTTTAAAGCCAAAGCTTGTAATAAAGAGTCAAATGTAATTGCGCCATCTGTATCAATAGCACCTATTTGTTCCCAGAAATAACCATACTTTAACTTGTTAATTGTTTTATACGTTGATAAGTGCGAAGAACTAAATTGACTCTTACGTTCAGAACCTACTCCTGGAATCGTTGTTTTACCTGCACGAACACGTTCAGTTGTTGTAATGTGTGTTTCATAATAAGAAAGGATATTAACTAAATATTCGTATACTTTAGAATATTCAGTTGTGCCAATTAATTCTTTGTTATTTAAAATATCACGTTCTTCTTTATCTAAAACCTTACTGTATATTTTAATTAAAGTATCAGGAATTTCAATGTTAGGAACTTGTTTAACAATCTTAGTTTCAACTTTTTCTTTTGTTTTAAATAAATCTCCAATAGTTTTTTCAATCAAAGGAAGATACTTAACATCTTCAAGACTACTAAATCTAGAACCAATACCAGCAATCTTGCCTTGTAATAAAGGAGCATTATTAATCTTAGACCAAGTAAGTTTACCAGTAGATACAAACCATTGGTTTTGTTTAGGATCAAAAACATACACAGGTTTACCTAACTCTTGTGACATAGCTACGCCCCAACCAGTACCACCATCTACTGTGCCATCATTTTTTAAATACCCGGCAGCAACAATTGTGTCTGCATCATTAATAATAAAGTGATTTCTTATTTGTAATAACTTTGTTATAGGATTAGTTGGAACATTTTTGTTTAATAATGCAGCAGCTTTAACTACAGCTTTTTCTGCTGTTTTAACTTCAACATCGCTCATATCATTAACAGACATACTAAGAACAAAATTAGGTTGATCTTTAGGTTTGTCAACATCTCTGGCTACGTATACATTTGTCTTAATATTATTTTCACGTGCAAACTTTTGGAACAAACTATCAGAACCTGGAGCATTGCCACTACTTAATTGTACAAATGGTTGACCTTTAACTTTAACGTCAACTTTTTTAATGTCATTTTCAGGTTTAACTTTCCCGTATATAACCTTTTTATTTTTAATTAAATCTTCAATACTATATAGTTTATCTATAAAGTCTTTGTTATTATTATAATATTTTAATAGCAGATCTTGATTTTCATAATCTTTAAGACTTGTAATAACACCACCAAAGTTTTCACCTTTGTTTTTTAATTTAATATGAGCATTAACAAATGTTTTTAATAAGCTTGCAAAATTTGGATTGTTCTTTTCTTGATCTAAAGATTTAATTTCTTTACGATTAGTTTCAAAATAATCCATCAATTGATTTAATAGATTGGCTTCTTGAATAAAGTCATATCTTTCAATAGTCAAATACTCTTGATTGCTTCTGATAACTTTAGGAATAGCATACTTACCTACAATATTTCTTTCAAATTTATAGGTTATTCTTTGTGGATATTTTAAATCATGGACAATATTGTAGTCTACAAAACCAGGCATAATACTTTGTACCAGTTTTTCAATACTATCTTTAGGACTAATAGTGTAATCTGGAATGTCGTTTTCTAAACTTCCAAAAAACTCTGTATCTGATTTTTCTAAATAACTTACAAGATTAACTACCTTACCTTGATCCTTAATTTGTTTTTCATCAAGCGTATAGTAGTTATAATCTGTAGCTAAAAGCGGACGTAAAGGTGCGTCTTTACCTTCAATAGCATCTAAACCTACTATAGCCATACCAAAAGCGTCACCGTCAGTATCAGCACCCATCATTGGATAACCGAATCCATTAACATAAGTTGCTGCTGACTTACTAAAACCAATAACTTTATACACAGGAACAGCGTTATAGTCTTGTTGTGGCGAACGGCTGCTTAATAAGTAAGCATATGTTTGATAGAACTTGTAATTAGTTCTTAATAACTTCTTAAGTTTTTCTTTATAATTAATGACAGGTCCTACAGCGTCCCAAAGTTTTTTGTTATCAGCTTCTAATAACCCGCGAGAATTTAAGAAATCTTCACGATCTTTACTATCTGTTAAGGTTAGTAAATGTTCTACATAATAGTTTATCTTTTCACTATCTGTAAGTTCTTCTACACCTATAATATTCTTTTGTTCTTTATTTCTATTTTGTAAAACACTCCAACCACTTGCAGGTATTACAATTTCACCGACATCTAGTGTTCTATCCAAAGCAAACTGCGCACGTATACCGCTTAATGTTTTAAACGACGCTTTATAGAATGCACTTTCCTTACCACTATAAAGTTTATCTGGAATATTAGCATCGGTATTCTTAACTAAAATATCTATTTCACTTTCGTAATACTTCTTCATAGCAGGATCAACACTATTATTTAACATGCTTAAAAGTCTTACATACTTAATACCATTGGTATAAATAAGATTGTGGATAAGTTTATCCGCATATAACTTTTCTAAGTTATCTATTAATCCTTGTTCTTTTTTCTTAGTTATATTATCTTTAGTAACATTTAAAGTATTTAAAATATAATCTGAAAATCCTAGTATTCTTGGACGTGCTAGATTCTTAGCATTTGTTTGATCAAATGCAAATACTCTATTAAAATCATTTAAACCAATTTTGTTAAGTATTAATTGTAATGCAGCAGGACCTATGGTTTGTCCAGTATCAACGTTGCTGTTATCATCTAATATATTAAATACAAACTTACCAATTGTCTTTGTATTAGATTCAGTATATTGAGCTTGTGGGTTATTCTCATGGTCAGCCATAACGTAGACGTTTCCTCTGACAAAAGAACCAGTCTTTAAATTAATGGTAGCGTAACGTCGTTCTAATAATTTATATGCGTCTAATTTTGCAGTATTAATATCTTGATAGGTTAATGGTTTATTTTGTAGACGAGACTTAGCAATAACAATAGGAACTTTAATTGGTGGTAGTTTATCAATATCAGGATTGTTTTTAACATCATCAATTAAAACCCATTGATAGATATCATTTAAATCAAAACGAGCGTTTCCTTTTGCGTCATAAAAACTAGTTAAAGATTTAATTTGATCTTTATATTTAAATAAAAGATTACTTAATCCTTCTAATTCATCTTGTGTTTTATAATATTTATTAATTAAAATACCATCTTCATTAATGTTCTTTTTAAACGTTGCGTTTAAATACTCTTTGATTTCAGGAATATCAAATACTTCTTTTATTCTAGACGGTACAACTGCTTTACCATCTTGGTATGTTTCATTGTTTAAATAACTTGTTATATAGTTATATAACATTTCTACATACATACCTGATGTTCCACGTTTTGTTACAGACTCTGCGTTTGATAAGAAGAAAGCACCATATGTTTTATGTAGATCTTGTATAGGATAGATAGTACCTTTAAAACCGTGGTGTGTACCTAACCAAATTTTAGCTGACAATTCATAGCCAAATTCTTTTAAGAAATCAGCATCAACACCAATTGTATCAAGACCAACACGTGGATCATTAACCATTACAATAGGTAAAACTGTACCAAATTGATGTAGTTCAGCATCTGCTTTATAGTTTTGGTACATTTCAGCACTCATAACGTTAGGCATAAATAATTGTGAATATTTATTACCAAACTTTCTAATAAATTTATTTCTTAAATCAGGACTTAATGGATTTTTATTTATAAACGTTTCCATTAATTTTTTACCTGGGGCAACTTTATCAGGTATTTCTTTATACATACGATTAAGTAAACCAATAGTAGTATACGTAGCCATTAAATGCTTAGCATGTAATTGTGTACGAATAGGGTTATCATTCATCGCAAATGGGAAGTTAAATGGAAGTCTTGGTTTTAGTTTATACACAACAGCTGTACTTGCTTCTGAGTTTAATTCTAAAGAAATATTATTTTCATCCAACCATTTATGATCAATATGTTCTAAATTATAGTCATAACTATACTCATCACTAATTTGGTTGACTAAAGAACCACGTTCAAGGGCATTGTATTTAGAAGTAATTCTATTATAAATACCATTATAAACTTCTTTTAAATTAATATTCTTAATACCTTTATCATTAAGTAAGTTAATTTGATTAATAACAGCTTTTCTAATTATCTTGCTGATATTAGTAATCTTTAAATATCTATCACTTGCACCAAACTGTTCGTACGGGAATACTTCGCCTTCATTCTTTATTAAATAATTTAATAAAATATCAATTGCGTTTTTACTAGAATCAATTACTTCACCTTTTTCATTTATATCAGGTATTAAATATTCTTTAGGTATATTATCTGGTCCTAATACGTACTCAGGTTTTCCACCTTTAGGTTGGAAGTAAAACTGACTTTGCATATTTTTTAAAGTGTCAATTGCTTGGCTATCTAAGTTACCTTCGTCATCTAATTTAAAAACTTTAGTCATTAATTTTTCATCAGGTCTATTCATGTATTCATTATCTTTTGTAGTATAAACATACTTTAATTCTAGTTTTAAAGTCTTATTTATGTTATCAAATGTAGCTGTATTAATTCTGTTATAAACTTCATCGTATACAAAATACTTTGTAATAGGACCAAAAGGCCTTGAAAAGATTCTATTTGGTACTTGTCTTAATACACTAATGTCGTCACCTTTTCTAGGTTCTTCATATTCTATTTCAATATTTAAATTCTTTTTACGTGGAGATTTGTCGATTTCTTTTTTATCAATACGAGTAGAAGCCAACGTTTGGTATTGTTCAAGAGACATTCTATCGCTAGAAGGAACTCCTTTTATAATTTCTGTAATGGTTCTTTCCATTGCATTATCTACGTTTGTTTCTTGTACACCAACTTCTTTTAGAATATTTGTATAGTACACACTTAAAACATTTTCGTTTATTTTTCCAATGTCATTAGCTTTATAATTAGTTAAAAAATTAATACTGTTTTGTAAGGATTCTAATTTTTGATTAATAATACTGACAAAGATATCTTTATCATAGAAGAAAGTTCTACTGTCGTATAAATCGTCTAAGGTATACTTAGAGAAGTTTTCAATAGATCTAATATCATTTATGTTTTTAAATAATCTAAACAACGTTGTTTGATTACGATCAAAGAAGTTTTTATTATTAGAATCATTCGTTAACGATAACAAATATTTATTAATATCTTGTAAGTTTACTTTAATTTCTTGTTTGTTACTATCTAGATAATACCAATAAGACTGTTCTTTATTATATTTATATTCAAATATTTCTATGTTTTTTCCAAGACCTAGCGCTTTATACTTAACAAGGTTATCATTTACAATCTTAAAGTTATTTTCTAATTCTTTTAAATAAATATCTAAATCAGATTTTTGTTGGTTTTTAAGTACAGTTAATTCTTTATTTAAGATATCACGTACAGCTTCATCATCGATAGAAGTTCTGCCTTTAAAGATTAAATCAATTTGATTTTGTAGTGCAGCTATTGCAGACTTTTGCTTAGTCGGATCTTTAATAACATCGATAACTGATTCATCAAATACTTTTAACATTAGACTTTCTTGTTTGCTTAGATCTTTTTCTTGTCTTATAAAACCAAGTAAGTTATTTAAATTACTTATCAAATCATTTAATTTCTTATTGGTTTGGTCTATTCTATTTTCCATAACCCCTAGATTAGATAACCCAATAACATTATTTAAAACAACTTTTGGATTATTCAAAGCAATCTTAATACTAGATAAACTAGTGCTATTATCTTCTGCAATTTTTCTTGCAGCTGAAAGCATTTCTTCTAAGATAACATTTCTTTCTTTAGTTAATCCTACTTGGCTAATTACTTGTGTATCATTTGAAGGATCACCATTTAATAAAGTTTCAATTTCAGATTTTAGTTCGTTTATACGTTTAACTTTTTCTGCTTTTCTTTCTTTAGTAGCTTGAATAATTTCATCTTTGGTTTTACCTTTTTCAAGCATAGCAATTAAATCATTTTTAGCAGCTTTAGCTAATTCAATTGTTTTTAATTTTTTACCGTAGTCTATTTCAATATCTTTTAACTCTAGGTCTTTACCATACGTAGCGTATACATGCTTAGTAATTTCTTTCTTAAGCGTGGTATTAGCATCATCTTTATTAAAAGTAACAAGGTTATTTGGACCTCCAACAATTAAACGATCAAAAGTATTTGGTGCGTTTTCTACAAATTTAGTAACAGCATCTAAAATTATCTTATGAATTTGTACTGTTTGTTGATCTGTACTATAACTGTTTAAAAACTTTATAGCCAAAGTATTAATAACTTTTTCTTTTATTTTTGGGTCTCTGTTGATAACGTATTTTTCTAATTCATTTGAAACATTACCCAATTCACCATCATTAAAGTCTAAAAGTTTCTTTTTTAATTCATCATTAAAAATATAATCAGTATCATACAGTGCTTCTTTAGTAAATTCATTTAGTTCAAGCTTCCACTTAGCTCTAATAGCCTGCTCAATAAGTTCACCAACTGCATCCAGCTCTTGTGGTTTAGCTTCTAAAGAATTTTTATTAGCAAGAATTTTGTTTTCTAATCTACTAATAATTAATTCAAGTTGTTTTTTGTATTCTTTATTACGTTCAATATCATTGAGTTTAGGATCAATGTTTTTTAATACATTATTAATAGAGTTATCTTCTTTAATACTACGATAGTATTCGTTAACAACAAGCTTCTTACCAACTTGACTAATAAAGTTTTGTATAATACCAAAGTCAAACTTATTACCGTTGTGTGCGACAATCTTAAAGTTATTTTCTACACCAATAATTTGGATAAATGCACGTATAAAGTTGTCGTTGTTTTGTTTAGTACTAACAGTTTCAATTAATTTATTAAGTTTTTCTCTAGCTTTTAATTCAAGTTGTTCGTCGTTTAAAATTAAACCATCATTTTCCCATTGTTTTTTCCAAACTTCATTCTTTTGGAAACGATAAAATTCTTCAATTTCTTTTGTATAACTACCGTCTTCATTAATAGCGTTATAAAATAACGAGCTGTTAATGTATGCGTTATGAATTTGCAACTCACCATTCTTATCGATATATAACATACTCATTTGATATGGAAATTCTTGTCCATTTTGTTTGTATGTTTCAATATCAATAACAGCAAACTCATCGGTAAGTCCTTTTTCTTTAAGAACATTCTTTTGATGAATATAGTTTAAAGCAGTAGGCATAATATCAACTAAAGAATCGTGTAAAGCAAATTCACCTTCTGTATTAACCTTATTAATTAAAGATTCTTTGGTGTATCCTTTTGTTTTACTAGTAATAATTTCGGCAACTTTTTCTAATACTTCTTGGTTATTTTTTGTATCTTTTAATTGATCTTTATAGTACTGCTTAAACAATTCAAGGTTACTTAATTTTTTACCTACAAACTCTAGTTCAGATTTATAAGAAGTTTCGCTAGCTTTCTCGGCTTTTAAAACATCTTCTTGTTTAATTGGTAGAGTGTCTTCAACAGTCTTAATAACACCAAGATTACTTTTATAACGATTAATAAGGTTTAAGTATTCATTAGCATCTTTTAATTTATTATTTATATCTTGTTTTTTATTATTTAGTTCAACAATCTTTGTAGTTTCATTGTTTTCTACAACAAACGATACAAGTTCAGATAGACTAACATTGCTAGTATCGATCGTATTATCAAATACTTTTTTGTTTAAATTACTATATAAAGCTTTAGTATTAGAAACGTTTAAGTTTATTCTATCTTCAACTTTTTTAACACGTTCTTTAGGATCAACAGAAAATATAATACTAGATTTAATGCTTTCATCAATGCTTAGTCTATTCATAAGGCTAACAGATTTGTTTAATATATCTTTAATATCTACAACAGTTTTAGAAAGAACCTTATTATACTTATTCTTTAGTTTATTGTTAATGTTATTTTTTAAAGTAGTTGCATAAGATAAATGTTCTGGATTTTTAAATACAGATAAATCTACTTCAACATCATTAGATCCAAACCCATGCTTAAATACATCTACATTTTTACCGGATGAAGCTTCATCTTCTATATAGTTTAATATATCTTGGTTGGTTTTTCTTCCTATAGTAGTGTTAATAAAAGATTCTAAACTTCTATATTCAGTTTCAGTTATTTTACCACCTTTAGTAGTAGCTAATTCTTGTACTTTATAATCTAATAAAACACTTAATAAGATTTGTTTTTCTGCGTTTTTATCGCTCAAACTAATTAATGCTTTATACGAAGGAATGTTATCAACTAATTTATTATCTAACGACGTGATCGATGTAATAGCATAACTATCTAAGATATTGATATAATCTTTTAAAGTTAATTTTTTATCTTCTTTATAATTAGAATCAATTCTATACACATAATCTCTGATTTGTATTCCGAATCCACGTAAAAGCGCTTTGTTTTTTTCAATAGCTTTACTATGATATTTATCGATTTTTGATAAAGTACTATCATCAATTGCAATAGACTTAGCATTCGAAACAACGTTTGTTTTTATAAGCTTATTGTATTCTTCAGAACTCTTTAATAATGCAGGCAACATGTTTTCAACATTTTCTAAATCATTAAATTCTAGACGTAAACGATTTAGTTCTTCTCTATCTAAACGTTTATTGAATAAAGAAATACTATTAAAGTAGTTAGTATAGTTGCTTCTTTCTTTTCCTTTAAACTTTTTAAATGTATTTTCTGCAATATCTCTTGCTTTTTTTAAACGTTCTTCTAGATTTGTTTGCTTGCTCATGTCGTATACAGCTTTTAAATCTTCTAGCGTAGTAATAAACTTGTCTGTACCTGGTACTTTGTAAGCAGCATAAGCATCTTTAAACATGGCAAAGTTACTTGCTATATTTTTTCCTTTTGAAATTCTAGTAATTTGGTAAACATTAGAACTTTCAATTTCTTTTATAGTAGCAATACTTTCTAAATACGCTTTGTACTCATCTTTAATTCTTTGACTTGTTTTTTTGTTTAACTCAATAACATCGTTATTGATCTTTAATTTTTCTTCTTCAATAGATTTAAAGTATTGTTCATCAAATAATTGTTTTAAACCAGGATAAACAATAAACATATTATTAATTAATTCTAGTTTTTCTTTATTAAAAGCTTTTTGTTCAACACTAATAGATTGTTCAACAGTATCTAATTCTTTATTAGTATCAAGAATTAAATCCATAGTATTTTGAGTTAACAAAGGAATACTATTAGTATATTTGCCAAACAATTCTTGTTGTGTGTTTTCACCTAATGTCTTATTTAATATATTAACGTTTTCATTTTTAGTGTTTAAAAGTTTTTTATTGAGTAGATCTAATTCAAGTTTTAAAACTTCTTCTTTCTTTTCTTCTAAAGTTGTAAAAGATTGCATGGTACGTTTAGGTCCTACTGCAGCTTTGTAAGTGTCAAACCAACGATCCTTACCAAAGAAGTCTTTAGAACCTTTAATAAAGTTCATTAAATAAACGTTTTGTAATATTGTGTTTTGTTTTTCTTTAGTTAACTCATTGAAAGTTTTTCCTTGAAGTTTTGCAATAGCTTCAGCTTTAGTAAGATCGTTTTCATTACTTTCAATAATACGTTCAATTTTAGTATCAACTTGTTTATAACGATATTGTTTATATTTAACATCGTTCTTAATTTGTTTATCTATAAACGAAGATAAATCCATCGTAAGTTTTTCAGAGTTACTATAACGGGCTGTATATATAAACCCTAAAATTGCTTTAATATTGTTGTCATTAAAGATAATAAAACTTTGATTCTTTTCTGAGAATAATTTAATTTGATCAATTGCGTTTTTAATAACATCATCAAACTCTTTAATTAATACTTCGTCAGTCTTTACTTTTCCAGATACATCTAAATCTTTACCATGATTTTTTAAGTAGTTTGTTTTCGCATCAAAAATTAACTTATTATAAGTATTAATAAAAAAGTTAACAGATGCTTTGCTCACACTTAAAGACTTTAAAGCTGTATCAATTTCTGAAGGCTTTATAAATTCTTTATCTTTGTAGTCTGGTTTTAATTCCTTAAATAAATCATGCCAAGATTTTCTTAAATCATTATAAACAACCTTACCAGAAGCAACTTGCCAGCTCGGAGAATTATGTTCTGCACTAATATCAGCAATTGCATCCTTAGTTAATTGCATTAATTCATAGGTTTTTTCACCAACAAACCCTGCTTCATAGTCTCTATATAAATGCTTATATGCATTGCGTTGATGTCTTCTGACAAGTGTTTCTACGTTGTTGTCTTTAAAATAGATACCTTTATAACTAGAATCATATTCATCAAAAGTCTTTAAGTTTTCTTCATCTAATATAATGTTTCCTAATCTATCATTTAAGAATGAATTTGTACTTCTAATGTATCGAATGTTTTCAAATCCTTTATTTAACTGGAACTTAACACCAGTTTTTAAAGAACTTCCATAGCCAAGAAGATCGTTAATACTGATTGTTTGTAGTTTAATGTTATTAGATTTTGCTTTTATTGATTCTAATTCAAAAGCTTTCTTTATATCATCGTTTGATATTTCAGCTTTGCCATCTGTTTTTAACTTTTCTCTAATAAACTTTTCTTTTTGATAGTTAATAAACAACATGAGTAAACTAGCTTTATAAAAGTCTTCTGTTGTTTCTTTGGTTTTAATATTTGCGTGGGTATTAATAAAATGTTCAATGTCATTGTATCCATCTTTTTGTATTAAAGTAATGACTTCGTCTTGATCTAAACCAAAAACACTCCAGTTATTAATTGCTTTTTTAAAGTCACTATTATTAGGACGTATTACTTTTCTAAAGTAATTAAAGAATTCTTCGCTATTTTCTAATAGATTAATTCTATTAATTTCAAAAATGCGTCTATAAGAAAGCTTCTTTTCTAATTTAGGTTTATCAGCTTTTGCTGCTTCTTTTATTTGATCTCTATAAAAGTCTTTCTTTTGTAAGTCTTTATCTTCAAAAACTTTTTTAAACTCTTCTATATCAACAGGACTTATTATAGTTTCTCCAAAACCTTTAGAACCTATTTCAATAACAGTGTCTATTTGACTTTTTGTAAAACCTTTATTTCTTAATTCTTCTTTAATAAGCTCCAGTTTATTTGTTTCGCTAAATACTAAAGGAGTTTTTGGCGTGTATATTTTTTCATCTTTAGATGAATATAAATAATTGTTAGCACTATCAAGCACACTACCAGCAGCTTGTATTAAGTTTATTTTTTCTTTATCGTCTAAATCGTAGCCAAACTCACCTTTAATATAATCAACAATATAAGTATCTATAGTTATATCTTCTATATTGTCTACTATATTTTGTCGGTTATTCACTAAATCTACAACTTCACCTGCATCTTTAAATTTTGTGTAGGTTAAAAAATCTGTTTTATTGCTTATAAACTTTAAATGTTTCTTATTGAATTTATATTTTTGAGATTTATTAGGCGTGCTTTCAACTTCTTTTTTAAGACTTAAAGCTTGTTTATAAAGATTTAAATTGTATCCAGTTAACTTATCTACACCGATTTGTTGCCCGTTGCTAACTAATCTATTTAAAACATCGTAATAATTTAAATAAGCTTGGATATCAAAACGATCACCAGGATAACGTTCCATATATTGTCTGATAGATACTAAGTAAGACTTAATAACATAGGCGTAAATTAAGTGATCAGTTATACGATCAGCATTTTTATATCCATTTGGATTGTTTTTAAATATTCTTTGTGCAATCGTCTTAAATATTTTTCTTACACTAGGTTCAACACCTACATATTCTTTTAACTTTTCATACAGCTCTTGTGCGTTAATTTTTTGAGTTTGAAAATCATTAAATACATTCTTTAAAGAAACCATCTTAGCAATACTAATACTCTTATTTTTAACTTTGTCTTTAATCTTCTTATGATTTTTTACACCTTCTTGTATTACAGTTTGTAAATTGTCTAGATAATATTGTTGTTTTTCTAAGTGTTTCTTTGCATTTATTTCAAAAGTATCTAATACAGTATTTCTCTTTTTTACATCAAACATATTACCGAAAGCATCTGAAAGTTTTTCAGTTAACGGCTTGCTTAAAAGTTCGTGTGCAGTTAGTTGGTTTCTAACATTACTAATTGTAACAATCTTAGGTTGTGCATTTTCAATATGTTCTTTAATAATAGGTACAAGTTCTGTATATGCTTTGTTTTGTGTGCTTTCAACATGAGTAAGTAAATCATTTACAATGTTATAAAATCTTTCTAATTTGTTTAAATGCTTTTCATCCATGATATTGTAGTAGCTTAAATCTTTAATATTAATATTGTTTTCATATCTGGATTTAACTGCTTCTAAACTTTTTACAATCTTATCCCAAACATTTTTGTCTTTAAGATCAGCAACAGTCATAGGATTAACATCTTTTTCTAAGTTATTAATATTATATTCTTTTGTTAAATACTTACCATTTAAAAAGGTAGATCCGATATATTCTATTTCTAAACCACTATAATCAAACCCTTCAAAGAACTCAAAAAATACAATATTAAATAAAGCTTCTTTTTCAGTTTCTTTAAATTGTTCTGTATTGTATAAATCTATTCCTTCGTTATAAAATTTATAGATAGGTACAAATCCTTTTAAATTGTCATTAGAGTATAGATTTTTATAGAATGTATTTAAGTTTTTTACAAGTGAACTTGGGTTGCCAAGCTTAGTAATAAGATTTAAATCATTTAACCAACCTTTAACTACGCTGCCAATTGTTCTATTAATACTACTTTGAACGTTTATAAACCGTGGTAAAAATTTTACAGTGTCATCGACTTTATATAAATCAATATCAGCATAATCTTTTTTATTATTCTTAATATTTTCAATTTCTTTATATTTAGATTCACTTAAAATATATACTTCGAAAACATCGTAAGTATCTTTGTTGCCATTCATGAGTTGTTTAAATGTTGCACGATCTTCTTCCATGGTTTTTAAAGACCACTTGTTATCTGGAACAATAACAATAGCTCTACCATTATCAGTAATAATAGGTACTATATTTTCTTTATAGTCTACTACATATTGATTAAAGTCTTTATCATTTAAAGGTACTTTGTTTTTAATAAGTTCTTCACCAGTCATGGTATTACGCATGTTTTCCACTCTAGTCTTTAGTTCTTGTTCCCATAAAGATTTGTAAATAACATCAAAAGATTGATTAACTTTTAATCTATTAATAACTTTATTGCGAACGGCAGTACTATTGTTTCCGTATACGTAGTTAATTAAAAGGTTGTTTAAAGAAGGTATACCTTCTCCAGCATTTTGGATAGTTTTTACTTCAGCTCTTCTAACTAATCCTGTTTCATTTTTGTTGTTAACAGCTAATACATAGTTATCTGCGTCGGTATTAATAATGTTATTAAAGTATGATTCAGCAGTTACACCGTCATCATTTTTAATAAGATCCTTATATAATTCTTCAAAACCAGCATCTGTTTGAGGATTAACACCAAGACGTTCGTTAATGTTTTTATATTGTTCTTGAAGCTTTTTATATACTTCAACTCTGTTTTCAAACGCGCTTAAAACAAACTTATAGTTATTACGTTTAATATTAGTTACGTCATTTTTATAAAGTTCTAATTCAGCTTTTGCTTTTTCTTCTAATTCTTTATAACCTTTTAAACGTGTAGTTTGTGCTAAACCTTTAACATCTTTTACATCTTTAAAGAAAATATTTCTAATAATTAGTTTAGCATCTGATGCTTTTATGTTTGGATCAATGCCTTTACTTAATTCAATTAATGCTAATAAGTTTAAAGTTTCTAAACTTCTTAGTTGACCATTCACATTATTAACATTAATCTTAAATAAATCATTGTTATTATCATCTTTAAATACAATAAAGTCGTTTGGTTTAGACCCTGCACTAATTAAATCTAAAGCTTCTTTATAAGTATCTTCTATTTTCTTTCTATATTTAGTAGCATAGTTTACATTTAAAAAGGTTTCAAACGGTATATTGTTTTTATTATCAACGGTATAAATAGAGTTAGTAAGTGTTAATAATTTTCTAGCCGAGTTTATAACTGGATCAGAAAAGATTTTATACAACTCCGGTGTAGCATCTTTTTGTGACAGAAATAATTCTTTATCAATTGCTAAAGTATTATAGGATAAAACTGTATCCCATGTTTGTACAATCCGAGTATACTCAGCAATTGCTAATGCTCTTATTTCAGCTAAGTCCCCTAATTTTTTAGCATCATATGTCTTAGCCATTTCACTTACAACATTGTTTAATAGATCTATATAATCGTTATAGCTAATGCTATGGACAAATATTAAATCAAATAAACTAACGTTTGTTTCTTTTTCATTTTGTTTAAGTGTAAAAATAACGCTATTATTTTTACCTTGGTTTTCAACCACTTTTAAATCAGTAAAGTTTTTAAAATCTTCAATTAAATATTTATCAGCATAGTCTTCTGTTAAATTCTTTTGGATAGTATCTAATACTTTAAATATTAGATGGTCTCTGTCTTCTGGTTTCTTTAAGAAATCTTCTTCAATTCCTCTAATACTAGCATCTTGTAAGTATGCAAGTTTTGTTGTTGATGGATTTGTTTCTGCAATTTTAGGACTAATACTAGCTACAATATTTTGTTCTTCTTCTCTTAAATTATTGATAAGTCTTTTTAAAGTACTAATAAACGGTATACTTTCTTTAGAACGACTTACTTGATTATTTAATATATTATTAGCATTATCAAATATTTCTAATAAAGTATCTTTGTTTGATTCATTTTTATTGTATTCATTTATTAAATCTTTTAGATATGCTCTAGCAGATTTATTAGTTACATCTTCAGTTCCGGTTCTAACAAGTACAGTTTTCGCAGCACTGACTAAATAATTTTTAAATAAATCTGTAAAGTTTTCTTTAGCAAATTTATTATCTTTGATAGAAATATCAACATCTATTTTTTGTTTAGTTAAATATTCATCATATATAATCTTAGCAATTTCATCTGCACTCATTGTAATTTTAATATTTTTTACACTAATAATATCTCCATACTCTTTTAATAACTCTGCTAATTCATACGAAAATATCATGACTTTTTCTTTGTATTCAAGATCACTTCTATTTTTTGAATTTAAAAAGTTAATAAAAGAAATACTAGATTTACCTTTTTCTAATGAAAGTTGGCGCATTTTTAAACTGGCGGTGTACTTATTATTTTCAATAACGTAGTTAGGTTCGTTTAGTATATCGTCAATAACCTTTATTTTTTCTACAGTAGCATCTAAAGATTTTGATGTTACTAAATCCAAAACATTTTCTTTTAGTTGATTTGTTACAAGTAACGGTGAATATATATCATCAGAGCCTGGACCTAGTACAGAGTTGACTACAGTTTTATCTGTAAACTTACTGCTATCATTCTTTACATTATTAAATACTGCTTTTGCTGCGTCTTTATATTTTAATTCATCAAGACGTTCTTCTGCTGCATCGTTTTTCATTGCATCAAATTGCTTGCTTAGTTCTTCAATTTCGTCATCTCTTAATGTTTCTAAAGCTAAAAGATCTTTTCCTTGTGAGAATTTTCTAATCTCATCAAGATCAAAGTCAGTTAAAAATGCTTTAGTAACTTCTGATTTAAGTTGGTTATCTATGATGTTATTAGGTATATTAATGTTCTTTAAAGACTTTTCAATATCAATATTTTTTATTTCTTTAGGTAGTTGCTTTGTTAATGCACTCTTTTTAAAGATGCTTAAAGAAGTAGCGTCTGTATTAAAATTATCATAGATATATGATTTAACATACTTATATACAGGCGATCCTTTGAATAACTTTTCAAAGTTATCTTGCAAGTTTAAACTTAAGAATTTATTTAATTCTTTTTCATCTGTAATATTCTTTGTTTCATTTTTATAAATGTCATCAAACTCTTTTATTTTTTGAGCAACAGCTTCTAATGATTTACTTAGTGGGTTATTGCCGGATACTTGTTTAATGTTTTCTTGTATAGCATATCTGTACAAATCTTTTAAATCTAATTTATTGGTATAAATAAATCTTGTTTTAGACCCACCTGAAAATCTATAGGCAATATCAATTTGTTTTGCGACTTCTCGTACTTTGTCTCCAGAAAGTAAAAATGTTTTATCTTTTAAATCTATGTCACTTGTAGCAATAAATTCTACAATTAATTTATACTTATCTTCTGTTTCAAGCTTTAACCAAGCTTCTGGATCAACATTAAACAAAGGTTGATTAATATGTAATAAGTCATCATAAATGTCTTTAGTATTTTTAAAGTAGTTGTTTAAGATTCTTGAAACTCTAGTTTCAAATGTTTCTTTTATAGATATACCTACGTCAAAAATAACTTTATTACTTTGTTGTACACCAATAAAGAATTGATCTACATCTGTAACACTTTCATTAAAGTAATGTGTTGTCTTTTTCTTTGTAATAGGATCTTCAACAATAATACTTAAGGTCAAACCGTTGTAAAAACTAACTAGGTTAATTGCTTTATCTTTTAAAATAGCAACCGCTTGTTTGTGTTTTTCAGCATCAAAACCACCAACAAGATCAGCAGGTCCTTTTTTACCAGCACTTATATTAGCAAGCAAGGTGCTTAATTCTTTTTCTTTAATAGCTAACTCGTCGTTTGTTTTATTAAGTTCGTCTCCGATATTGTTTTTTGTTGTAGTTAAAATCGTGATGTCTTTAATTAACTTATCTTTAGCTTCTTTTTCAGCAGTACTATTTAATACGTTTGTTTTAATATCAATTTCTTTTTGTTTTTCAGCTTGTTGTTGTAGTAAAGTAATTTTCTTTTTATTTAAAAAATTAACAGTATTTCTTAATAATGGTTCAGCTTGACCCTCAACATAAATATTAAAGTATTGTTTAAATAAATAAAGACTTTCAATCGTATCAAGAACAAAATTATCTAACTTTGTTACTTGTAAGTTTAAAAGAATTAATGCCTCTTCATATGTTTTTAAAGCTTGTTGAAGGATTTTTTTATCAGTGATATACGTTTCGTACGTTTGTAATGCTTCATTTAAACCTACTAATTCAGGTTGTTCGTCCTTAGATATAGTGTTATTAGCTTCTTTTTGACGAAGCTCTACTAAACGATCATAATGTTTTGATAGATTTTTTTCTTCAATAATATATGTGTTTGCTTTTGTAGTAATTTCATACGGTTTATATTTAAAACGGTTTGCTTCGTCTTCTAATGTTTGTTGTTCAGATTTTAAATCAGCCAACATTTTTTGAATCATTTCAATCTTTTTAGTATTTGTATTATTAAGATCAGTAAGGTCTTTATTGTTAGCTAGTTGAGTTTTAATATCATTAAAGATAACTTCATCGCTGGCTGACAAAGGTCTATTATTTTTTAACGGATCTAAAATATTTTTTAAACGTTCTTCTTCAGTACTTCTTTGTTTTAATAAATCTTCTACCTCTTTAATTTTAGGTGTATTATTAAAACTATTTAGTATTGCTTTTTTTCTAACTTGTACACGCATTCTATCTTTTTCTTCTACTGTTTCTGCACGTGACAAATCGTTTAACCAACGGAATACTCTTTGAACTGGAGTTCTAATTAAAAATCCAATGGGGTTTAAAATGTTTACTAAAGAAGCATTCATGTCTTCTGTAAAGTCCATGTATGCTGAAAATGAATCTGTCTCTTTTAAATATTTAAAAGCATATTCGCTATCAAATTCTATAGAAAAACTTTGTAGTAATTTTCTTGCGACGACATCTACTTTTTCTTTACCAAACTTACCTGCTACATATTTTAAAAAACTTTGAATATTTTCTAATTCTGTTTCGTTTACATTCTTAGGAAACTTCTTATACTTATTGTAGTACTCATCAATGCTTTTAAACTTGTTAATTTTTTCGGCAAGTTTGATAGCATCCGTATTGTTAACTAATAAAGGGGTAACATATGTACCTTCTTTTATTTCTGTTAACATTTTATTAAAAGTTTCAATCTGTTTAAATAATGAGTCTTTAGTACCTTGAGTAACTGTAACGCCTTTTTTTACTAAATTAAACTGTTCATTAAGATATTTTCTCAAAGCATCAGGACTTTTTAAACCTTCACTAATGGCTCCTAATATAATACCCTTAGTAACATTATTATCTAAATTATAAAAAATACTTAAATCTTTATTAGAGAATAATTCTGTAATATCTTTTTTTATTATTTGAATTTCAGGGTCATTTAACTTTAAACCAACATCTAATCTTTTTAGTTCTTTATAAATTAATGCGTTAAAAGTATTAGCTTTATTAACGTCTAGTTTTGTTTTAACTACTTCATCTAAGTTTCTAGGATCAGTTAATATTTCACCTACAACACCTAATACGGATTTAATTGTAGGATGTGCGTTTTTTAAAAAATCAACTTCTTCAATAATATCGCCAGCATAAATAACATATGGTGATTCAGTGCCTTTACCCCACGCACGTGCCATTGCATCAACTTGTGCTTTAGGATCATTTTTAGCAAGACCTAATAGTATAGATTTAGTTCTTGTAGCACCGTATAAGTTATCTTGTATATCACCAAATAAAGATATAGCTGATACAAAATCAGATTCTTCTGGTGCATTTGGATTTAATGCTTTATCTATTTGTGTTGTAATAGGCATGATTGCTTGAGTACCAATCATAGTTAACCCTGAACGAATTTGGTTTCCTAATACACTAGTAGTTAAAATTTTTGGTAAACCTAACATTAATTTATTTAAAACAGGCATACCAAATCTTGTACTTGTACCAATAAAACTTAAAGCAGCAGGTATAGCAATTTGACTTACAAGTGAAGCAACGGTTGATACAGGTCTAAATCGCATATTAGCTGTAACGTTTTCTGCAAATAATTGTTGAGATTTTAAACCAGATGGTGTTACTGATCTTCCAAAAACTTCTCCAACATAAGCACCTAATCTAGTTAATAAGCTAGCCCCAGATATAGCACCACCAGTTTTTATTAAACCACCAGCAACTACACGCGCACCTGGAATAGGTAGAAATGCTGTAATAGCACCAAGAAGAATTAAAGCAGAACCTGCAACATCAGCACTACTTAAACCAATATCTAAAGCAGATGCGCCACCTTGTATATCTTGTTGTAAACCATACAAAGATAATCCAAAGCCTAAACCTGCAACAGCAGTAGTTCCAATAGCTTTTAAACCAGATTTAGCAACAATAGCAGTGCCTTTAGCAATTTGATCAGGTCTTAATGTATTCACGCCTAATCGTGCTAGATCATCTACATACTCTGTTGATTTAATAAGTGCTTTACTTTGTGCGTTGCTAGCAAGTGCTAATGCTTTTGTTTTAGCTTCTAATGCTTTTTCCGCAGCTTCTACCGCTGCCTTTGCAGTTTGTTTAATAGCTGAAGTATTTTTTAAGTACTTAACTTTATCAAGTGCTGATACTGCAGCTTTATACGCATCATCTAAATTACCAACTTCTTTACTTAATGATGTTACTCTTTTTACTCTTGAAGCTAACGTTAAAGCATTTTTATTATACTGAGCAATTTTTTTAATTTGATTAGGATTGTAAGGAACTAGTCCTGCCTTTTGAAAAGCGGCAACCCTGCTAGATCCAACGGGTTTAAATGCAGTCTTAAGAGGATTTAAAAACGGATTTTGAACTGCAGGTAATTGATAGTTTTTAGGGTTAAGTAAACCTGTTAACTTTGTTCCTTGTTTAATAAACCCGCGTGTAAAAAGTCTACGTGTATAACCTAATCCTGCAAAAAGCCCGACACCTCCACCTATCACACTACCTACTGTGCCTAAAGCTTTTTGTAGTTCTTCGTCATCATATCCATATTTAGATCTTATTTGATCCATGTAGTTTTCGCTGTTGACAGCAAAAGGACTACTTGCAAAACTTCTTAATGAATTTTCAAAAACGTTAGCTAAGTTTTTATTTGCTAAACCAAAGCTGTTATTTAACCCTCTATAAAAAGGAGATAAAGCAGGTGTACTATATATGTTACCTACATAGATCCTGTTAAGAGCTGGTGTTAACGGTTTTCTTGGGAATAATAGTGCCATGTTCAAAAACTATTATAGCATAAAAAAACCACCGCAATAACTGCAGTGGTCTTTTTTACTATTTGTATAGGAACTACATCTTCTTAAAGTCGCCAGATGCTTGGGTGTCCATAAACTTAGCGGTCGTTTTTGAAACGCGAATTTGACGATCGATGTGGTGCAAATACTTTAATAACGAATTGTAATGTCCACGTGATAATACAAATTCAGTGCCATCAACTGGGAACTTTTTAAAGTTGCCATTAAACGCTACGGTTACAGTGTCTCCAATATAACGGGCGTACAAAGGGGAGATTGAATAACGAACGTTAGATTCTTGATAAACCTTTAGATCGTTTTGACGAGCTTTAGTTTCTCGGTCTTCAATACCTTTGATAAGACTGGATGTTAGTTCAAATGTGTCTTTTGCCATTTGAGTGCTGCCTCCTTTCTTTAAGAGTACGGTTTAACCTGTCCCACCGCTAAAGGTTAGTAATCAACTATTCGACGTTAGAACCTTCGTCGTTACCTTGAGCAGTTCCACCGAGAACATCGGCTTCAACTGTGTCAACAAACTTCTTCAGGTATTCAGCGCGGATACCGGCAAACGTAGTTGCAGTATCAGTTACTAACACGTTTTGTTGTGCAGTAATGTCTTTTTTAAAGACAAACGCTTGAAGCTTAGTAGAGTATTGAGCTGGACTAAATACAGCACCAGATGCTTGTTTTAATTGAACTGTAATTGGGTGTAAAACAACATCACCTTTTTTATATTCAACGCCAGTAGCATAGAACTTGTATTGGTTAAACCCAGCAATATTTGGCGAACCAACAACACCACCTAAGTTAACACCATCGACACGGAGGGCTTGTGAGCCATCAGCAAGGATTTTGTTTGGGGTAGCAGCGCCAGATGCCATTTCGGCTTCCGTAAGATATGCTTTATCGTAGTTCTTGAACACCACTTTTTCAGTAAGTGCAGCAAGTTCTGCGTAGCGTGGGATTCCGAAGGTTACAACAACAGCTTCAGGACGCTTAATTGCTAATCCGAAACCATCAACTTTGAAACCAATAGATTGACGTTGGTCGATTGGGTCAGCGACACCAGATGAACCTAACGCTTTGACGATGATTTTAGGTGAGTCAGACACACCTTCCATCGTTAATTTGACTAAGGCTTCCGCACCGAATAAAACACCACGGTGAATTGGAAGTTGCATAAATGCACCAGCATCTAATAAAGCATTAACGCCAGTTGGACCGCCTTCTTGAGTACTTGCAAAACCAACGTCGCCAGCGACACCTGCTTGAATTGGTTCATAAGCAACCATATTCGTAGCTTTATTGATGTAACGGAATTGTTTGCGTAATAACGCAGATGCAGTCGTAGGAGCGCCTGATCCAATAATGTTTAATGCGTTATATGCGCCAGTTGGTGAAGCATTAGCAAATGACGTAAATTGAACACTCGGTGGGACTTCCCAACGGATTGCTTCTTCAATTGCTGAACCATCTTTAAGATAGGTAGTTCCAGCAAGATTAGACTTTGCAGTCACGCCAGCTTTAACTAACATACCTTCGTGGATGTCTAGATAGAAAATGAAGTTTCCTGGAGTAGCGGTGCTAACACCATTAATAACTACGTTTGCAGTAGTAGCAGGACCCATAGCATACAAACGAATAACTTCGTGTCCAGCTGCAGCTTCATAAACACCTGGGAATTCAATGTCAGGATACGCAAATTCATCTAACATTGTTGGGACAAAGGACAATTCAAACATGTCGAATTGTTGACCAGTCGTCCAAAGTTTGCCAGTAGTTTGTTCGATTTCCATGTATTGTTTAACACGTGGGTCATCGATTAATCCATTAATAAATTCTGGTGAGCACACGTACATAAATTTACCGCCGACAGGTTTAACCATCATGCGTTTCATACGTGCCACTAAGAAGCGGAGATCGTCTAAACGGATTTCATCACCAAACGCTAAGTCTTGAACGCCTTCTTTAAAGTTGGCAAAGAATTCGTTTGGAGTAGATAACCAGGTTTTACGTGCGTAAAGTTCCTTGGTTTGGTTTGCAACTTCACCGTATTGAACGGAGCGTTCTGCAAGGACTTCATTAATAATGCTTAAGTCAAGCTTGTCAGTATATTCTGACCAGCGACCGAACGAGAACACGTTACCAACTTCAATAGTTTCGTAAGCATGTTTGTCTGGAGCAGGTGGAATACCTTCTCTTAATGGAGTCAAGGTTGGAGTTAATCCAGCCCATCGACGGAAACGAGCGACAGTGTCGCCTCTGCGAATCGTTAAGGATTCAGCAGACTTTAAGTGTACATAGTTTTCCTCACCGTACTTGAGGGAGTCGATTAAAATGGTGTTGTAAAAAACGTTGGGATCAAACCCAGCGCGATACACGCCATTCGCATCGTAGAGCATACTGATTACCGTATTCACGTTTTGTAAACTGTGAAGCGATAATAGCTTTTCATTGGCCATAGGGGCCTCCTTTTCTTTGAGAGTTCACGTGGCTACTTTAGAATTCAGATCTATACCTTTAATAAAAAACGCCAGAAGGATAGCATTAAATAACATAACTTAAAATGGTTATATTACTTCACTACTCATTCTGGCGTAGGCATCCATGCATAAACTGCCGATTTTTACACACTTCGATCTGGACACTAAAGTAGTCCGCTACTATCTACACGTATAATATAACACATGCATATGTGTGTATTTAAAGAAAACAACCGTTTCTTTACAATTCACTCATAATGAATTGCGTTAGAATCGGTTGTTTATGAACAGATAATTTTACAATTATCTACTTCATTTTCTTTAAGGTTTGCGCTAAACGTGCGCGTTGACCGAGCTTACCAGGCTTTTTAGCTGCGGCTTCAAGTTTACCAGCAGGAATTGGTTTACCTGTTTTAGCGCCTAATTGCTTACGCAATGCGCCTGGTTTTTTAATTGCATCTTGAATCCATTTTTTCTTACTTGCCATTTGTTCTATACCTCCTCACTTTATTAATAATCGATCTAGGTTGAGAAACAAATTGTTTACCAGCTCGGTTACCTGTTGCTTTTGCACGGTTCGTTGCTGCCTTTTCTGCTGAGCTTAATGCTGCCCAGGCTCTATCAGGTAAGTATCGTAGTTTGCCTTCAGATGGTTTACCACTTGCGGTACGCCACTTTTGATCTGTCCAACGATCTAATGAACGTTGACTAGCTTTTTTAGGCATACTAATACATTCCTTTAGACTTCATCATTTTGCCTTTACCCATTTTCTTTGGGGTCCAGCTACCAGATAAGGCTGTTCCTTTAGATTTGAACATTTTGCCTTTGCCTGCTTTCATCATAACTTGTATCCTCCTCCACGCTTTTTATATTCACGCGCTAATAATTGCGCTTTGCGTGCTGACCATTCGCCTGGATCTCCGCCCTTCGTACCACGTTTAATTTTATTAAATAAATTTTTACGCATCGTTGGCTTGGTATAATTACCAGCCGCATTCACTTTTGATTTTACCATTTGACTTTGTCTGCCCAATACGCTGCAGACATTTTTCCTTTCGCAATATTTTTTGCGTGACGCGCTTTAAACGCTTCACGTCTTGCACGATAGCTTGCAGACTCGCCTTCTTTCTTGGGCGATCCACTTACACCTTGTTGACCAAAGCGAATAGTTTTTACATCATCACCTGACTTCGCTACAACAACGTGCGACTTCGTAGGATGATTAGGCGTGCGTTTAGGTTGATTATAACCAGACACACCTACACGATTAAGAATTGATTTTGACATTTTGTACTCCTTTATTTACTATACCACGTTTATTTTTTAATAGTAAAGATTTTATTGGCACTGCAATCGCTACGTTTACTGCCCAAGCAGGTGTAAAAGGCAACATTAAAAATGTCCAGATTGATCCAGCGATTACGTATCCATTATTATCTTTAAAAACAAATCCGTATACTAAAGGTATTGCCCACGGCAATGATGTGATGATGTTTGCTATGATCCAACCAATCCAACCTTGTGGAGTAAGAAACATTTCTTTAAGTTCTTTTTTTAAACGATCAAATAACTTACTCATTTTCTAACTCGTTAATTTCATCACGCCAGGCTTGTCTTTCTGCGTGTAGTTCTGGATACTTAAGATTTAATCCAGCTTGAATTAGTTCAGCATTAACAATAACTTTCCAATCTGTTGAAGCTAAAAGTTGTTTTAGTTCTTGAATTCTATTAAGAGCAATAATTTTAGATTGAAATTTGCTTTTAAAAGTTTCGTCAATTACAGGTTTACCATATTTTATAAAAACAAAGTCTAAATTATCCATAATGTTTTTATATTCAGATTCATTTAATTCTAATTGAATTGAATGTTCGGAATTTTTAACAATTCCTATAAATGTTGCTTGCTTAGTTTCTTTATTATAATCAAGGTAATATATTGATTTTTCCATAAGTTACTCCTTAATAACCATATAATCTAAAGGCTGCGTTAAAGTTAAAGTTGTGTGAGACAGTAATTGTTGTTCCAGAATATGAAATACTTACGTTCATAATTTGAGATGCAGATCCATTAGACCAAGCTACACGATGTGTAACTGTTGTTGTATCTAAACTATAAAATTGTCCGTCAGTAGAAGTTCCTGCATCATTTGTAATAGTAAGTGGTAATCTAGCAATTACGGCACCGGTTGTAGTATCTTGGTGCAATTGTAAAATAAAATTTTTCATACCTGTTGTAAAAGAAATTGTTCTTGATACGTTTTGACCTGCTACAGTTGTAACTCCAAGATGAATAAATCTAGTACCCCAGTAAATATTTCGTTCTGTAGTTAAGTCGGTAGATGATGAACTCAAAACACCTCTTGTAGCATCATCATTTAAAGTTCTAGTAGTTAGTACACCACTTGTAGTTGTAACAACTCCAAGGTTTGCTGTTGATCCAATTGCACCTGCATTAGTAATATTACCTAATGTTGGTATACGTGCAGTAGCAAAAGTACCGCTGGTAACATCAGATGCTGCATGACTGTGAGAGGTTGCAGCTTTACCATCTAACGAAGTTTGTAGGTTTGTTACATCGGAAATTGCGTGTGTGTGCGAGGCCGCTGCAGTTCCAGTAGAAGTTCTAAATGTTGCAGCATCTTCTAGAGTAATAGTATGATCAGGATTCTTTTTAAAGAATAATGTAGATGCAGTAGCAGAGCTGGTCGTTAATAAGTTGCGACCTACGTTACCGCTATCACTAATTTGTGAAGCTGTATGTGTGTGTGATGGTAAGTCACCTGAAGACAAAGTAGTTCCAGCCGTAACTAAACCTTTAGCATCATAAGTAATCTTTGTTGCCGTACCAGCAGTGATTGCTGCATTTTCATCAACCTTGCTATCTAATGCAGTTTGTAATCCACTTACTTCAGAAATTAAAGGTAAATGATTTTCAGTAAACACTTCATACCAAGATTCCCATGTTCCGTTTTCTTTATTTCGAATCCACATACGACCATTACGCCAGGATGTAGCTAATTGTGTAGCCCAACTTGAACTACCCCCATATTGGTTATGCCAAATAGATTTATCTGATTCTCCATCAGTTGTAGGTACGTTTGTATCACCGTGATAAAATCCACTAATTATAATATTGTTAGCATTTTGTGTAGTTAAGTTTGCTTTTATATCACTTAATGCAGACGTTGAAGTAGATAACGTACCACCTAGTGTTAAGTTTCCAGAGCCAGTTACTGTACCTGTTAATGTTAAACCAGAAACAGTTCCTGTACCACCTACTGAAGTTACCGTTCCTGTATTAGATGTATACCCAGATGGGTTAGTTGCTAAGTAAAAAGCTGAAGCATGATTACCATCTAGTAAATCTGCATCTAATGTAGATCCAGTACCGTCATTACCTTCATCCCATATTTTATATTGTGAAGTATAATAACCACGATATAAATCTTGAACTTGTCCTCTTAAATATGGCCCTGTAAAAGTTTGTGCTGTATTAAAAGTAATAGAATTACTTGTTGTACCGGTTAGGTTTGTTATTGTACCACCCGCTAAAGGAAGCTTGGTAGCAATAGAGTTTGTAACTGTTGTAGCAAAACTAGCATCATCACCTAACGCAGCAGCAAGTTCATCTAATGTATCTAATGCACCTGGTGCAGAGTTGATTAAGTTAGCAACAGCAGTTGAAACAAATGCAGTTGTTGCGATCTGTGTAGTATTAGTTCCCGCTGTAGCGGTTGGTGCAGTAGGAGTACCAGTAAATGTTGGTGAAGCTAATAGCGCATAGTTAATCATTGATGAACCAAGAACAAATGAAGAAGCATGGTATCCGTCTAATAAATCTGCATCTAAACCTGATGAAGCACCATCATTACCTTCATTCCAAATTTTACGCCAGGTAGATAAAGTTCCACCTACGTTTCTTCTAAGATATAAATCATCTGTATGAAATGCTGCAGCAATATCTACATAATAACCAGCAGCGTTTCCGTGGTTCATGACTAAATGATGCCACCACTCGTTAGTAGGATTGTTGATAACTGCACCATTTAACCCAGTACCACCTGTACCACTAATATCAGCCCACTGTAAAGCACTTAATCCATATGTAATTGAATCACGTCTTGATAATTCGTTATGTGAATGAACTGCTGTTGCAAAAGCACTAGAGTGGTTACCATCTAAAAGATCAGCGTTTAGATTAGTAACAGCTGTAGTTGATGTAACAGTTAATGGAGATGTACCTGTAGCAACTGTCGAAGTAAATCTTGTACCTTGAACTATTGCAGGAAACAAAGCATTTTGTGACATATCATACGAATAAAGTTCATTTGTATTTGCTAATGTGGAAGGTGTAAACCAATTATTCTCACCAAATATTCTAAGTTTATTAACTTGTGCTGTTGTTGGATAGTCGTTATTTTTTGAAGTCATTATAAAAGTCAACCGTAATTGCCAGTTATTTCCTGTCTGAGTTGTGCCACCACCAAGTGTGCCTAAGACTAAAGGAATATCATTCCAACCAGACCAACCACTTATTGAATATGTTCCAAATGTTGACCAAGCTCCAGAGCTTTGATAATTAGCACCAGTTCTAGTTTCAACAAGAACTTGCATACCACCACTACTTGATACTTCTAAAAGCATTTTTCTTGGGTTTGTATAAACATAAGTATTTGTGCCATCTTGTGCAGTTAAGGTAATTCTTGTTCTACTTGATGTAGTATATTCACCACTGGTCCTACCAATAGGAACACCTACAGATGTAGTGCAAAATTGTGATTTTGTTGAAGCACTATAACCATAGTCAGTCCACGTTGAACCACCATCAGATGAATATTCAAAATATAAAGAGTTACCATTTATGAACGCTAGTCGATTAGCACTGTGTTCGTTAGATAAAGACATACCGATTGGTGTAACATAACCATTTGTATTTTGACCACCCCACGATAAATAGGATTCACTCACTGAGTTAATTGGAATTGTTATATTAGCTGAACCATTAAATGATGTAGCTGTTCCAGCAGCACCTGTCCCCACGTTTATAGTTCTTGCGTTTTGTAAAGTAGTAGCTGTCGTAGCATTACCACTTAAAGCACCGGTAAATGTTGCAGCTCTTATAGTTCCACCAGCATCAGGTACACCAGAAGAGTTATACGCTCCGTAATTTAAGACACCATTTGATCCAAGCCAAAGTGAGTTAGATACTCTACTACCCCAGTGAAAGTTTAAGTTAGGTGCATCTCTATCTTCACCATCACCTAATCCGCCTAACGCTCTTTCTCTTATAGAAATAGGCGAGTTTGCGTAGTCCCAAGTTAAACCTAATGAAGAATAAAAAATTTGCATACCAGATGACGTATCACCTGAAGTATTCATGTAGTTATCTACACCAGCAGGTACAGCCCATTGACCATCTCCGCGAAGAAAAGTAGAACTAGATGCAGTTCCGCTTGCTACAATGTCTTCAATTTCTGTTCCAACAAAACTAACACGAACAAACAAAATACCTTCTGTTGCGTTTACTTTATTGACCGAAGCAACTTGAATTCTTGCATTTGAGTTTGTAGGTTCAGTTGGAGTTAATGCTCCAGCTGTAGATCCTGCAGATGCAAACCACAAAATTGCACCTTCCGTATAAGCGTTTGTATTTAAACCAGTTAATTCACCTTGCGTTAAGACATAACCAAAATCATTTGTAGCAAGTGTTGTTTCTGCAATACCCATAAAGTAATCTGGGTTAGCATTAATTTCGCTTGGAACTGCTGGCTTCATTAAGATATGATCACCTTGAACACCAGCAAATTGAACGGCTTGTCCTTTGGTAATCGCAGATTGTGCTTTACCATACATGTATAAGTATTTTAAATCAGCTTTATTAACGGCAGATACAGACCAAGTTCCGTCACCACGAAGAAAAGTAGTAC